ATTCATAAAATTCAGGTTTTACAATATTTGCTTCCCAAACTTTTAAAACTTTAGGTGCTATATTTCCATGTCTTGGAGGATAAGAAAGAAATTGATTCAAATAAAGTGTTTCCTTTAAAAGACCTTCTTCATCCATTTCAATAGGTTCAATTTTAGGTTCAGGAACTATTTCCTCTATATCAGATATTTTTTCTTTTAATCTTAAAAAGAAATCACCAAGAGTTTCATTTTTCTTTCTTCTCATTCTTGGAATTTTTATATCATTAAATTTCATAGCTGCTTTTAACATTTCATCATCCATTGTTAAAACTATTAGTCCCTTTGAATTTTCTGGTTTCAATGCTTCTTTTTTGAGATAAAGGAAAATGTAATGTGTAAAAACTTGATTAATTACTTTTCTATCTTGAATTTTATCAAAAATACTCTTAAAAATAGTTCCATACTTTTTCAAATCACTAAAAATTGTTGAAGTAAATTTTTGGAAATCTTCTCCTGAAGGATTTGAAGAATAAATGTATCCTGATTTAGGTTTAATTCCAAATTCAGATTGAAGATATGCCTCAATTGCTACTTCTGGTAATTCTTTTATTATTTTCTCAAGTTTCTTTGGTTCATCTAATAAATGATTAAAAATAACAGGAAGATAAGCATATGGTGTAGCTTTAGACTCTTTTGCTATTTTGATAAACTTTTTAAAATCTGAAAGAGATGCTTTATTTCTAACAAGATAAGAAACAGTAGCATAAGTAGAAAGGGTTTTTCCTATAATTGTTGCATCTTTTGTTTTTTCATCATACCATTTTAAAATAGATTTCGTATCTTTAAAAAACTTATCATAAACATAAGAAGGAAATTGAATATCACCAGGTAAATCATCAAGAGTTTCAATATAGTTTTCAAGTATTTCCCTTATGTATTTGTCTTGTTCAATGATTTCTAAGACTTCTTTTTCATACAAGAAGTCTAAAAAGGATATAAATCCAGACATTAAAAACTTTTCAAATGATGAAGTATCTTTGGCAAAACTTCCAAATGCTAAACCTAACAAATACAAATACTCTTCCTTTGTAAATTCCGATTGATTAGCAAACAGATAGGTGTAAAATTTTATGCATTCTTCTTTTTTCAAATTTAAAAAGATATTTTTCAATAAATTTTCCTTTAAAAATGGAACAAGTCTTTTTAACTGTTTTGGATTTAATTCCAATTCTGCTGTAAATAAAGCACAATCTAAAACATCTCTCACTTCAAATTTTCTCTTTATGATTTCAGATGCTTTCTTTTCATTAAAAAAGAAATAAACTATATATTTTGAAAGTGCTTCATTAGAAGAATGAGCATAGATAACTTCTTTCGCATCTTGAGAAAGATTAGAAACAAAATCTACAATTGAGTAAAAATATTCTCTTTGATAATTTGTTTTTGAAGAAGTTAATCTTTTTATTACTTCTTCATCAGCATAATAAGCAAGTTCATCACTTAAACCTTCAAAAAAAGATTTTTTAAATTCAGAACTTCTGGTTAAAGGAAATTCTATTAATTCCTTATCAAATAAAGCAGATTCTATATAAGCAAATAATCTTCCATATTCCTCACCATTTTCAAAAATAGAAGAGGAAAGAGCATCTATAAGAAAGTCTTTTTCTAAGCGTTTATTTTTCCTAACTTTTTCTATAACAACAGAAAATTCTTCTTCTTCAATTTCTTCTGTGTTTATACCTTCTACAAAAATTTGATTAAATAACTCCTCATCTATTTTCTTTGCTTTTTCAATAAATTTTTCAGCATCAAGCGAATCTTTTACTACTTGTATTTTATCATCAAATAAAGAAAGGATTTCAGTTTTATATTCAGAAAATGAAAACTGCTCAAACCATTTTGAAAGAATTTTCCATTCTTTTTCTCCAAACTTTTCTATCTTATTTTTAACTGTTTCAAGAAAACAAAGATTAAGAAATATCAGAACTTTATCAGGTAAAGTCCTTTTCATAGAAGAAATTGCTTTTTCTATTTCTTCTCTTCTTTGATAAGGAAAACTTATAAACTCATAAGAAACAAAATCATATAAATTTAATCTCTTACCTTGCTTTTTAGCAAAAGCAACTGTTCCTATCAAATATTGTTTAACTGTTTTTTCAGAAACTTGTCCAGCAATATATTTCATTAAAAATCTTTTATCAACCTTGATGTCATTTTTCAAAGGAAGTGCAAAACCAAAAAGATAAAATAACTTTTCCTTATCTGTCCTGGAAAGATTTACAAGTTTCCAGAAATTCTTACTCAACAAATCATACACATACTCATCTCTAATTTTATCAATTTTCTCTTCAGTTGTATAATCTTTCAAAAGACTATAAAAAACATCAGAAGTATTCATGTAAAGAGATGAAATTGACGATTTTAAATCTTTTAAAGAAATCTTAGGATTTAGCAAATTTAAACAATGTTTACAAATTAAACCTTTGAGATAATCATCCTTAAAATATTCAAAAACTTCTTTATAAGTCTTAAAATCTTCTTTCTTTTTGTTCTCTTCTTTTTCCTTTTTTTCTTCTTCATCTTTTAAAATTTCAGAAAGTTTTAAAGGTTGTATTTTTAACAATCTTACAAATGTATATAAATTCTCATAAACGTTTTTATTTCTCTGAATTATAGGAACAAAAAGGGAAATTAAATGATACAAAGTTATCTTCTTTTTTAAGAGAGCATCAATTATCTTTCTAATTCTCTGAGAAGGTTTAAGACTTGTTTTATAAGCAATTTCAATGTCTTTCCAATGGTCATCTCTAAGATAAACATCTCCTCTTTTTAAATCTTCTATCATTAATTCATAAAAATCCTTAAAACTATACCTTGGCGAAATATACTTGTGTCTCCAAATTTTATATGCCAAAGCAAAATCAGTTTTTTCTTTTATTTCTTTAACTTCATGTAAAGATTTTTTCATGTAAGATTTTACTTTTGGGTTATCCATAAATTTAGCCATCAATGAATAAAACCCAAAAAAGTTAACAAAAAATATATCATTTACAAACTCTTCAGGTTTGGAATTCACAAAAGCATTGAAATCCCCTTTAAACTCCTTTTTTATGTAGTCTTTTAAAGCCATTTTAAACTCCTGGAATAAAGTCCTCGGTTATTATTAAAAATTCCATATTGTGATTTTTAGCGTATTTCTTGGCTGCTTCCCATTTTGCTTGATTTACTACATATGTTTGAACTTCTTGAAGATATTTTTTCGTTTTTCTTTTCCTTTGAGGAGGAGGTTGTGTTTGATATTTTGGTTTAATTTCTACAAGATATTCTTTTATTTTACCTTCAGCATCTTTTATCTTCATCCAAAAATCAGGAAAATACCTGTGAACTTTCTTATCAATCGGATTAACATAAGGAATCACTATTGACTCGCTTGACCATTCTAAAACAGAAGGATGAATGTCAAGAAATCTAATTATAAACTTAATTTCCCATGAAGAGCGACAGGTTATAGGACGATAACCTTTGTATTTTTGAGGGTTTTTTAGATAGGGATAGATATCATATATTTGATAGAAGCCATCATTTTTCATTTCTTCCCAAAGAAAACAAGATTTAGATTGTAATCATCAGGTTTTAGAACAAACGGATAATCCTTTAAACTTTCCTCATTTGGATTATTGAATTTGATTTTTATTCTTTTTTCAAACTTTTTCTTCCCTAATGTAAAAAAACCTGTTTCCTCTTGAATATCTTCTATAATTAACTCTTCTTTTGCAGAAACAGGAAAAATAGCTATACTATCAAAAAGTGTATAATGGTTTGTATTTTCTACATCATTCAAAAAATAAAGAGAAGAATATGTAGAAAGATTGCTTGTTTCAAGAGATAATTTTCTACCTTCAGTATCAAAATACCTTACTTTTCCATTTATAAAATCTATTATTATAGAAGTCCAAGAAGTTCCAAATTTTCCTTGATATTCCACATGATTACCGTAATTTGAACTTGAATGATAATTATCCCAAATTCCTATATTGCTATTGTTGTTATCCAGAAGAATTATCGTCTTTCCATCATTACCAACAACAAAGAAAAACACATCACTATCAACATTTAATAATTTTAAGTTTACCAAAACTCTAATTCCTTTATTCAAATCAAATGTCTTTTTTGTTTGTAAACTTTTATTAAAGAACTGCTCTTCTTCTTCCCATACAATGTTGTTAGTTAATTTGAGAAAAGTATATTTGTAGGTTTTTGAATCCACTCCATTATCAATCCATATTTCATCTTCAAATTTTTCAAAATCGTCAAAGAAATAATCAGGTCTTGGAAGTTCATAATCAGTTAATTCCTTTATTTCTCCTTCTGACAAACATCTGTTGAAAATCCTAATATCTGAAATCTTACCAAGAAAACATTGCTTTGAATCTAAATTGCCACTATAACTATCCTGGTCTTGAGCAAAATACAAACAATGAGGATACGATTTAAAAGAAACTTCAGATGAAAAAATCTTGATTCCGTTCACATATACAGATGCTACATTTCCATCATAAGAAACAACTAAATGATACCATTTTCCAATTTCAAAAAGAAAATCAGAAAATGTGTAGGTATTTTGATTAAACACTATATAAAATTTATCAATATCATGAATCAGAATTCTATTATCAATTTCGTTATCTGCAATTGAAATATATGTATTCATTGAACTATTATTGACATTCTTTCTAAAAAGTGCAGAAATTGTAAAAGGTTTTGAAATATCTAATCCTATAATTCTTACAAATTTTGTAGTATTCCCTGTAGTTCCCGTATCAAAACATTTATGTTTTACTCCATTAGAAAATTCATTTATAGGAATTGTAATGTTCCAATCAGTTTTATTCCATTCTATGTTCGTATCTCTACCTGAAATATACAATATTTCATCTTTCCATCTTTTCGGTTTCTCTTCTGAGTAGAAATATAATTCTTTAGTTTGAGCACCACCTATTGTTACAGGTAAAATAGAAAGCATTCCATCAAAAACAAATGATGAAAATAAACTACTTTCCTTGAATAATTCCAAAAGTTTAAAATCTTTAAACTTTGGAAAAATGTTATAACCTATATTTCTAATCATTCCTTATATCTTACCCTGCTCCCTTGCTTTCCTCAACTGTTCTTTCATTTTCTTTGCCCATTCACTCAATTCTTTATTCCTATTCTTATTCCAAATCTGGAGATTGTTCAATGCTCTTATTATTGCAGCATAACCTTTCTTTTTAGCAAGTTTTATAAAGTGTTCAACAGGAAGTTCATTTACTTTCTTACCAGGAGGAACTTCAAGAATTCCAGGATGTTTAACTTTTATAACAACTTTAGCTTCCGTTAATTCCTCACCAACAAGTTCAAGCATCCTGAGAAATTCTTTATATGCTTCAGGAGATTTTATTATTACTATTCCACCTTCTTTAACTTCTATTTCATCAGGTTCCTCAGTCTTCAACATCTTTACAAGTTTTTCTATACCAGCATCATTCAAACCAGTTTCATCTTTCAAATTAATTTCCATTCCATCTTCATAACCATCTTTTATATCTTCATCTGTCAAATCCAATTTCTGTTCCTCAACTACTTCCTTATAAGCATTTTCAAATAGTTCCTTAAAAGATACCATTTCTATCCTCCTCTTAGAATTTTTCACAATTTTATTTACCTCTTTCCATTTCTTTTTTCTTCTTTTTCATCCACTTTAACGCTTTATTAGCTTTAGGGTCATGTGTCTTTTTTGTTCTCTTTATATCTCTCAATAAAGCTAAAACTTTTGTTTTCCCTCCACGAGGTCCTTTTTTCTTTGTTATACAAATTAGAAGTTTTCTACTCGGTTTTCCTTTAACAGGAATTATTCTATATTCTCCTGAACATCCATGTCTTGTTGCAAGTTTTTGTCTCAAATATCTTCCGCCTTTATAGAAATAGAATTCTTCTTTACCAAATTTCTTTTTGATTTTCTCAAGTTTTTTCTCTATGAGAAATTCCTTGAAAGTTATCATTTTTCTATTTTCCTCACATCAAAATAATCGTAATAAATCGTAACATTAAATGTTATCGGAGAAGCATCTTCTTCTGAAACAGCTACTCTTAAATCTGACAAATCAAAAATCCAACAATCCCTGAAGAAAAACTCATAATTGTAATTCATTTTGTTTGTTGTTATCATAAGAATAGCATCAAATTTTATTACATCTATAACCAATTCAGCTGTTCTTGGATTCTTTGTTTTTGTTATCAAATTGTAACATTCCAAATATGCTTCAAGGTCTTCATCACATAAAATAGTGAGCACAAGAGGATTCCATGTAATATTATCTCCTATATGATGAAAAGATTGTGCAGGATGTCCTATCATTACATCACCAAGTGTAAATCCAGGTATATTTACCTCCTGAACCATAAATTCAAGTTTTCTACTATCAGGATGAAGAATAATGTTAAAATTTACACTCTTTAACCAATCATATACAGCCATTATTCTTTACCATCCCATATTTCTTTCAATCTCTTGAAACATTCTTCTGAATTTATTTCAACAGGTTTCTGCGAAATAGTTTCAAGATCCATTTTAAATTTGGTAATCCTTCCCGGATTGATTATTCTATTCTTTTCGATTTCATATAATCTCTTCCTAAGAAATTTTAGATCTATTACAAATTTAAAATTTTTTGGATAATTTGTAAAATATCTTGATATAGAAGATAAGAAAATATCAAAAACATCTATTTCATCTAAAAGAAAATATTCATAAAATAGATATATTCTCAAATGCGGATTTTCAACTTCACATTTTCCTTGACCAATACAATCATAAGTAAAATTGCCTTCATCAAATATATGGCAAGTAAAATTCAATCCTTTTACTTCCCAAAATCTTATATTTGCTATTTCTATACCTGTATCAACTAACTCTTCATATTTTTCATAACAAGGATTTTCCAAATATTCATTATATTTTGTCAGGAAAAGAAAACGATTATAAGCTGTATAGTCTATTATGAAATCAAGATATTTTTGAGGAACATTATATTTTGAAGCAAAATCTATAAACGATGTTATTCCATCTCTTTGGAAAAACCTTTGAATAGTGTTTTTAATGAACAAACCATCAAAAACAATAAGAGAAACTAAATCTGTAACAACATTCCAGAATCTTAACATTCCATGATAAATCAGCTTTTGACATTCTCTTTCAAGTTCATCAATTCTGTTAGATAAACCTTGAAACGATACTTCTTTACTTGTTTTTAGAACAAATATTTTTTGCAAATCCTGGCTTAAATTTTCTATTCTTATGTCTTCAAACATTTTTCATCCTCATAAAGAAACCAAACTCTTTTAATTCATTTTTAATCTCTTGAATTACCTGTGATTTATAATTTTCTATTGATAAAGACATTCGCTGTATTTCATTAGCCATATTCTGAACTACCTTTTCTCCTTCCTCCAAAGAAATTGCAGTTTGCATTACTTTATTATCAATTTCCTTAAGTTTTCGGTCTAATTCATCTATTTCTTTCTGAATGGTATTCAATCGCTCCTCAATTTTATTTAAAACAGTTTCAATCTTTGAATACATTACTTCTTTAGTATCTTGTATTTCATCTTTTATTTCATTTTTTGATGTTTTTAATTGTTGTTGTAAATTTTCTTCAAATTCTTTATTCAAAAAGACTTTTTTAACTAAAAAAGCAACAGCAAATGCAAGTCCTATTGAAATGATTTTTAAAGCATCACATGAAAGATTATAAAGAAATGAGAAATCCATTTCTACTCCTCACATAACCCATCTACATCCATAAAGATTATCTGTTGTGCTTTTCCATGTATTTTCTTTATTGAAATTGCAATTCTTCTATTATTCATTAAATGTTTACAAACTACAATTCCATTTCTTTTTATACAAATTTCATTTGAACAAACTATTCTAAATATCTCTTCTTTCTTAAGTTTTTCCTTTTTGACCCTTGGATCATGAGAAAATAAAATAAGAAATACAAAACAAATCACAGAAAGCCATATCCAATTTTCTTTTACAAATTTCTCTATTTTAACCATCAAAATACCTTGTTTATCTTTTTGTAATTTTGGAGTATAAACTTCATTAATGGTTTATTCGAATGTGTATTAAAGAATATTTCATATTTCTTATTAAGAACTTCACACTTAGAACTATATATGTATTGTTTTAGCTCTTCAAAAATTTTTCTGTAATCTATGTCATATACAATATCTGCTCCATATCTTATCATCATATAACGATTTGAAATCAAAAGATTTTCTTTAAATTTATAAGCCAAAACACGCATAACATAAACTTCATCTACTCTTTTGTAATCTTGGTTTAATGAATAAATTAGGTTTACAATCACATCTGAAGTTGAAAATTTATGAGAAAGAAGATAATTATCAAGTTTTACTGTTGTATCAAAAGAAATATATTCTACATCCCAATCTTTCATGCATTCTTGAAACTGAGATTTATTTATTTCAGAAATCATAGTGTTAGTATCATAAAAAACATAAATTTTAGAATACTTTATCTGTTTAAAAAACTTCTGAAGACATGAACAAAGATTTTGCTTTACAACAAGACAATACTTATTTTTTGAAACAACATTGTGATATAAATTTATTATCTCCTCATCAAAAACAATATTCTTTGAACAAGACTTAAAAACTTCATTAAGTTGTTTAACTGTATCTGCATATTCATAGTAATAAACTTCTTTATAAATGTTCTCAAGAAAAATTATATAGATTTCATCAAATCCTCTAATTTCAAACTTTTTTTCAAAAAAATTAATGTAAGCATTGAATGAAGAAAGAGAAAAAACAGAACCATAAAAGTATAAACATAAAGACTTAGAATATCCTTGTGTTAATAACCATATCAAAAAGAAAATTATGAAAAAAATCTTTCTCATGCTGTTATTTATTTAAGCCAAAAAAGTTGATAGCATATGTTGTAAATACTTGTGAGAAAAAATCATTAGGAGAGGGAGAAAATGGCTGATATAACTCTTGAAACTTTTAAAAACACACTAAAAGATGGAATTAGACCTAATAGGTATTGGATTACTTTCACTCCTCCTGTTGGAGGAAGGAGTGAAAAACTAACTTTCCTTGCCAAATCTTCTTCTGTTCCAGGCAGGAATATAGGAGAAATTGCTGTTAACTGGCAAGGTATGGCTATGTATCTTGCAGGAGACCCAACATTTGATACATGGGATGTAACATTTATACAGGATTATGAAAATGTAGCAAGAACTATTATGGAAGAATGGATTAACTTTATTGCTGAAGTTACAAGAAACGCTTCTAATGTAAGAGAAGAACCTGCAAATTATAAGAGGGATATTGAAGTTGAACAGTTAGGAAGAAGCGGAGAAACTCTTGCTAAGTATAAACTTATCGGTGCTTTTCCAACTACAATTTCTCCTGTTGACCTTTCCTATGATACAACAGATGCATTAGCAGAATTTACTGTTACATTCAGATTTGACTACTGGCTAAGAGAAGAATAGTGAAAAAAAAAGAGGGAGAGATTGTTTCTCTCCCTCTTCTCATTTATTTTCAATTATCCTTTTAGACTTCTTCAATTAAAGGAAGGAAATCAAATCCTGCAAAGTATGTTCTATCCCTTATTATAGTAACTGGACCCTGTTTACATGTTATTTCTCTATGTATCCATTTATAAAATTCCATTTCATCTTCACTATTTTCTAACTCATTTAAAATTTCCTTATATTTCCTCTTAACCATTTGCAACCATGTAATTCTTATTGCTGCTTTTATTAGTTGCTCCCATGCTTCACTAATGTTTATTTCATTACCTGCATACTGAACTATAATAGGATTTCCATCAGCATCTGTTGATAATCTTTTAACTTCATCTTTAAATGTTGTTTCTCCTTCTATTATCTTTGCAGCACTTTCATAAATTGTTTTTCTTATAGTTTGTTCATCATAATTTAGTTTTTGAATTAAAAATGTTCCCCAAAATTCTATATCTTTCTCATCACCTCTTTGTTTTTGAGAAGGATAGTTATATTCAATATGCCATGTAATTACATTATCAAGTGCTTTTTTTGCTCTTTCCTTTAAACTTTCTTGTTTTCCAAATGGAATTTCTTTATCTTTCAAAACTACCTCACCATTTTCAATTAAAACTTCTTTCGTTTTGAGGATTTCCTTAAGATTTTCTTCTGTAATTGCATCTGTTTCATACACTTTTATCCATGGTTTTGATTTCAAAGCGATATCTACTTCTGAAGCTATTTTTACTACTCTTTCAAATCTTTCGTCATAAATTACATACATTTCTCTTCACTCCTTTAAGAAATTGTTATTGTTACAAATGTTCTTGATGTAGAGAATGATTTGGAACCATTTGAACCAGAAGCGGCACTTGGAGAATGTGTTGTTCTCGTTAATGATGTTCTTGAAAATGATGTTGTTATTCCTGATATGTTTTCTTCAAAACCACCATAGAAATACAATTTATATTTGCCATTTTGATTAAAATCACCATTAAAAACAAGATGTGAAGATTCTATCCTACTCAAATTGATATAAACAACACCAACAGCTTCTTCCCATGCTATCTGACAAACAAGATACTTATTTCCACCTACATATCTTGTTTCAATTGGAAAAGCAGCAAAATAACCTAAATCATCACCAAAGTAAACTTCTCCTATCATTTTTAATGAAGAAGGCATAGAAGAACTTGGTTTCTTAAAAATGTAAATCTTATGATGTGTTGTAGCTACCAAATAATTACCTATTACTTTTATAATAGCCACTCTTCCATCAGCTGATTCACCAAACTTGTATTTTTTAACTGACAATGAAGAATAGGATGATGGTGAAATTATGAATATTACAGGATAACCATTTTCATCTCCACCCCAATAAATATTTCTTCCATCATAATCCAATGTATAACACATTTCATTATTATTTTTACCCCATACATACCTATATGCTGTTGAATTTCCTTTCCTATAAATTAAGAGGTCTGCTCCTCTAACAAAACATGTTGAACCAACTATTACTCCATCAGAAAGCAAATACGTAACCGAATCAACTTTCCAATTACCATCTAAATGACCGTTTGTGTATTCTTGAACTAAAACACCTCCTGATTTTATAGCTGAAAATAGAACACCAGACAAATTAGATGGATTATTATTTTCAGAACAGAAAACTAAATCTGCATAATTACTACTACTCAATAGAGGATAATATTCCAAGCGACCATTGTTATAAACCCAAGCAGCTGGTTCATCATTATATTCGCCTGTATAATAATTAGTTAACGCTTTACCCCATATCTTTACTGCTTTTGAAGTTGTTGAAAATTCAACAGCAGAAGCAGAATGCGTAGTAGAATTCCATAAAGATGGAAACGAAGAAAGTTTAGGAATTTTATAATATTTCAAATAACTCCAATCATTTGCTGAATAACTATATTTGTTGAATCCTACAATATAATTAGATGAATCTTCTGTTATGGGAACAGAAAAGAAATAATTATCATTTACATCATGTAAATCAACAACAATATCTGCTACTTCCTGAACTTTAACAGTATATTCAACTTCTGCTGTTTCTCCTGAAGTAGATGTTACTGTAAATTTCAATTTAAAACTTGGTAATCCAGAATCTCTTGTAAATGCAGAATAGGGAGCAAAAATCTTTTTAATATTTGTTTCTCTAACACCATTTCCAAATTGAACAAGATAACCATCAACAGGTTCATCTGCATCATTAGAAATAGCTTCTATTGACACATTAGCAGAACTTATAGTTTTATTAGCATTAACTTTGAATGCATAAACTCCACCATCTGAAAAAACCGTTGAGTTAGAAAGATGACCAACATATTCATAATTATTCAAATCATTTAACTCATCTTGGTTTTCAAGTTTAGAAATATCAGATACCTTTTTACATCTATAATAATCAACACTTGTTATTTTAAATCCTTCTGAAACCGTCACATTATGTGAAACCGTTGTTGACCTATTTCCATAATTATCTTCTGCATAAACTCTAAATGTTAAAGTCCTTCCTTCATCTGAATCTCTTACTGTATAAGAAACAGAAGAATTAACTCTTATGCTACCATCAGGCAATGTCCAATGATATGTTATCGTAGCACCAGGAATTGAAGAAGAGGAACCAGAAGCAGTTAATGTTATTGTTTCACCAACAGAAGCAGTTGTAGGTCCATCTATTGTTGGTGCTGAAACAGTTCCTGACTTAACTCTTACAGTATAGGATGTAGTAGTAGATTTATTCCCTTTGCTATCTTCAGCATAAACCATAAATGTATATGTGGTTCCGGAAGAAGCAGCTGATGGAATAGTATAAGAAATAGAAGAACCTATCATTGTATTTCCGTTAGGAAGTGTCCAATGATATGTTATTCCACCAAACTCTGATGTAGAACCGGAAGCAGTCAATGTTATTGTTTCACCTGGATATGCTTCAGTAGGACCTGAAACTACAGGTGCTGTAACTGTTGTATTGTTGTTTACCGTTACTGTTTTTTCAGCTGGTAGAGATTGATTACCATAATTATCCTTAGCAATAACTATAAACCTAAATGTATTTCCTGTTTGAGCATCATTAGGAATATGATATGTTATAGAATTTCCTGTTTTTGTTGTATTGTCAGGTAATGTCCATTCATATGTTATTATAGCACCAGGAACAGAAGATGTAGAACCAGAAGCAGTTAATGTTATTGTTTCGCCTGCTTTTACAGTAGCAGGACCCACAATTGATGGTTGTGTAACTGTTCCTGTTGTTTCTACTGTAATTGTATGTGAAACTTCATTAGATTCATTACCAAAATTATCTCTTGCTTTAACTTTAAACGTTAAAGTATCTCCCTGATGAGCATCAGATGGAATTTGATATGTTATACTTGCTCCTGTTTTTGTAGAACCATCGGGCATTGTCCAGATATAAGTTATTGTAGCACCAGGAATTGAAGAAGAGGAACCAGAAGCAACAAGAGTTACAGTTTCACCAGGTTTAGCTGTTGAAGGTCCTGAAACCTGTGGAGAATTTACTTCTCCTTCATTTCTAACTTTTACCTGATAAGAAACTGTATTTGAAATATTTCCATATCTATCTTCAGCATAGACATAAATGGTATATGTAATTCCATTAGCAGCATTCTGAGGAACTCTCCATGTTACTGTTTCACCTGTTGATTCTGTTCCATCTGGAAGAGTCCAATGATATACAACAGGATTACCACCTTCAACAGAAGAAGTAGAACCTGTTGCCCTAAATGTTACAAGTTCTCCTGCTGTTACTTCTTGAGGTCCTGATACAACAGGATTTGTTACTTCACCAGAAGTGTTTATTTTTACAGTAACGTTATGAGTTGTATATCCTGAATAATTACCTTCACCATCAATTGCTCTTACCATAAAGGTAAGAATTGTTCCATTTGCCAAATCATCAGGTATAGTATATTCTAATTCTTCTCCCTCATTTGTTGTTCTTTTTGTATTGTCAGGCAATTTCCATTCATATCTAATTGTATCAGAAGCATTTGATGTGGAACCAAATGCTTTCAATTTTATTGTTGTTCCTGTTAATGCCTGAGAAGGTCCTTCTACAAGAGGGTCTGTTACTTTTACTTCAGGTTGTCCTCCTCCACATCTCCTACATGCTTCTTCTATCAAATCTTCTGCATGAAAACCATCTACTGTATCAGCGTTTGATATTTGAAGATTAGAATTCTTTAAAATCTCTATAAGAAGTGAAGGATCAACATTAGTTAAATCTTTTAGAGCAAAAGCATCAGCATGAAGACCATCTACTGTATCAGCATCAAGTTTTGAACCATGACCATCTACTCTTTGAATCAATTCAAGTAGTTTCTCAGGTGTAATATCATAACATTCAGCCAAATGTCCTAACAAATCTTTTATAGAACATAAAGTTGTGTCAACCTTTTTCATGACTCCTCCATAATCCTCTTTAATTTCATTTAACAAATTTAAAATCTTTACTATTTTATCCCTTAGTGATATATCACTTGATGTTAAGTATGCTTTTCCTTTTACAGGAACTCCAAAGTAGATTTGAATTTTATTTTCATCACAGTATTTAACTTTTCCAACAATTAATTCATCCTTTTCATTGAAAGTTAAAACATTAGGATAACAACCTAAATTATGCTGTATTTCCCAGACTTCTCTTGGTTCACTTTGAATAAAAGTGTATTCTACACAACATAATCCAAGATTTCTTAAATTTTCAAGAGTTCCAGCTGTTAATCTTAATTCAACAAGAGAACCTGCTGAAAATGGTTGCGGAACTGTCCCTTCTTGACCTCTAATAACAGTAAATGAATCATCAGATTTATCTATTACTTTCATTATTTCATAAGAACATGTATTTGGGTCTATAACCGTAATAAGAAAATATTGATTGTAATGTATATCAGGGAAATTTTTTCCTGAACCCGGTGTAATAGATATTTTAACATCTAAAGGACCTATATCAGAAACAAGTTGTGTTGAAGCATTATTAGACCATCTCTGTATAGCACAAATATTTTGCTCTCTCATTTACCTTTTCCCTCAAAGATTTTTCTTATGGTTATTTAAACTTTCTTAAATTCCAAATAATGAGTCAACCACCACTTTTTTACATTAGGAACAAATGCCTTTAATCGGAGCGTAGCAAATTCTCCTTTTAAATTTCTTAAATCTACAATTAATTGTGCACCATTTTTAACAATATCTTTTCTTTTTTCTTTATTCAATTCTCTTTCTCCCTTTTCATCCAGCACTTTAATTTTAATATCTGGCACAGGCATTGAATCACCACCCATTCGTAAAATTTTTACATGTATTTCCTGAATATCATCAGAAGGATTATCATTGTTATCAAGAGCAAAAACTCTTAAAACTACAACATTATCATCATTAAAAATTCGTCCATCTCTCACATCGTATTCACCTTTTTCCAAATCAGCAAATAATCTTCTGTAATAAACAATATCGTTTTCTTCATCATAAAACGTTAAAAAGTCCTTCATTAAAATTGAAAGTTTGATTATTTTATATTCTTTTTCATCAATATCAACTTTAGCAAAACCAATTTCATTTGGATTTATAGTTTCAAAATACTCAACTTCAAAAGGCAATCCTATCAAACCAATAATTCTATTATTTTCTGTCTTGTGATATTTTATGTAATAATGATAAGAAGGATTATAAGGAACATCTTCTTTTAGAAATTCAACAACACGTTTATCAAAAGAAGGAAGAAGAATATTTTCTAAGCGAATTTCTCTTGCTTTCTCTTTTACTTCTACTTTAGGCATATTTCTCCTCCATAAGTTTTAAATAAACATTTTTACAAAATGAGCATGAATGACAATTTAATTTACAATTTTTTACATGACTAAAAAAATCAAATTCTTCTAAATCATAAAAAGTTATGTTATCATAAACTCTAAATGTGGAAAATGCTTTATATAATTGCAAGTTTCCTTTTCTATTAAAATAAGCATCTATAATTTCTTTCAAAACAAATTTATGTTTGTTTCTTCCTGCTATCTTAAAGTCAACATAGTCATAATAATCTACCCACAAAGGTGAAATCCAAGGAGATTGTAAACCTCTCCACGGTTCATTTTGAAAATCAGAAACACAACCTATATTATGTTTTAGCTCTTGAATTTCTTTTCTCTTCTCTTCATCAGTAAGATTACTCTCAAAAACAACTAAATCATCACAAAACTTTTTATAAGGACAGTTCGGTAAACAACCTTCATTCACTAAAAGTGAAATATTTAAATTATTCTCCATTGCATATTTTATACACTTTTTTAACTCTTCATAATTTCTATTCAAGTTTCTATCAAGATAAAAATGTTTTATTGCAAAGTCTTGATGAAATAGCTTTAATTTTTCAAGAGAATCTACCCTACAATTAACCGAAAGTTTTATTTCAATATTCAGGTCAAAAAGCAATTTCCTAAACTCATAAATTGCTATCAAATAAGTATTGTTTAAAGTTAAAAAATCTATATCATAAACTTCTTTCAAAATTTCTATTTTGCGAAAAACATTTTTAAGATTTAAGTAAAAATCTAAATCATAGAAAGACGGATTAATGAGATAATTCAATTTCATACCTAATACTTTTTTAAGATAAAAAATTTCTTCTTTTTCTTCTCTTGATAAAGAAATATCCCTTGCCGATTTAAAAAGACCATCAGAAAAATACAAATCAGAAACTAAATCAAAATCTATTCCTATTTCACCTATTCCTTTTGTATAAGGGATAGAAAATTTCTTCATTTAAAACCCTCTAAATTTATTCAAAGTAGCAAACCATCTTGCTCCCAAATTAGCATTGTGGTAATCTTTATAAGCCATAATCTGACAAGAAATTCTGTATTTTCCATAATCTTCACTATCAGGATCAGTAGTCAAAGGAACCATATTAACATAATATTCCCAAGTAACATTTCCACCATCATAATCCCAGAAATTCCTTTCTCTTACTTTAAAAAGAGCAGAAAATGCTTCATATCTATAATTTCCTCTTTGTTGTTCAACTCCTGCTACTTTCGCAACATCTATAATAAATGAAATATCACTTCTACATTTTACATCAGCATTATAAGATGCTTTAATTACCATATAATTAGGACCCCAATCTTCTTTAAGTCCTTTTATACCAACAGAAGTTCCTCTAAAATGAGCAGTTGAAACATTTGTAATTGAAACATCACTAACCCATTCAGGAACTCCTGTTGAAGTTAAATCTGAAGGTGGGTCTTCATAATATCCTGTAAGGTATATATCAATAGAACCCATAACAGAAAGAGCTATTTTTTCAATTGTCTTTATTATAACTTCCTTTGTAGATGGAGGTGGTATATTCAAGTTCTCTTTAGCCTGGTCAAGTGCTTGTTTTTTATTTCTTACTTCTGAAGTCCAAGTTGATTCATCATTAGGATCACAAGAACTACAATTTATCAAAGCATTATAAAAGTCATATAATGCCTGTTGATATTCTAATTGTCTTTGTGTTTTCACATATTCAGGATCATCTTCTGTATAACCTGCATTTTCCATTGCCTCAAGATATGCTTGTAATGTTTGTATTTGATTTTGAATTGAAGGCAACATTTTTCTTATTTCATCTTTACTTAATTCTCCTTCAGATTGACTTTGAATTTGAGAAGATTCAGAAAGAATCATTTGCCAAGAACCAGCTTGAACTATAATATCATGAACTTGAACATCAGGTTTAGAATCTGCATCTTCCAATGTGTTTAAATCTATTTTAATCAACTTCAATTTTTTCTGATTTTCATCAACAACTTCAACTCTAAAAGGTTGAGGAACATCTTCTGGAATTCCATTTTCATTTTCTCTTCTTACAAGAAAATAAATTCCATCTCTTATTTTTTCAAAATTTGAATTATCATTTGTAGTAACTATAACATAATTTGTTCCTTCTTCAACAATAGAAACTACCTCTCCTAAAGAAAAATTAGCCACATCCGATTTTGTTATATCATAAAACATCATTTTTCCATTTATATATGCCATCGTTCCAGGTTTAATAGGTTGTTCAGAACTAACTAATTCTATCACTTCTCTACCTGTCCTATATTGTTCTTTCAATTCTTCCAAAACTTTCGGGTCATAAAAAGTTTCACCCCAATAATCTTTCAAAAGATTATTTTGTTTATCAATAAACGCAAATTTTGTAATTTCTTTTACTTTACCATCCGTATTCTCAAAAGCTAAATTTCCATTCTGAATTTTAATCTTTGAAAAACTCATTTCTATACCCTCACTAAAATATAATCTTCTTCCTTATCAGTAGATTCAAGAGCAACACCAACTTTATCGTAATTTGAAACATTTTCAGAAATTAAACTTAATGGTATTGCATAGCCATTATAATAACTAACTAAAACATCTCCCTTTTTAACAGGACCTTTTACTTTACATTTCACTTTTCCTTTCAAAGCTATCGGAATTCCATTTTCTTCTTTGTTTAAAATTATTCCTGGTTTTTCTGAAACTATACCAAGAACCCTTACACTTGCTACCTCGTTTGAAATTTCACCATCATAATTTTCGTCTTCACTAATCAAAACAACATCACCAGGTTTGGGATTACCTTTTACTGTGTATTTTTCAGCTAAATCGGCATTTATTACATTGAATTCATATCCATGATGATAACATGCATAAAAGTTTTTCCACATTTTTGATTCACTTCCTAAATTAAACTGACAGTTTTCAATAGGTCCTGTATTCATATCCCTTCTCAGATAAAATCCATTAACCTTACTTCTTACTACTTCATCATCAACATTCCTCAAATCAGCAAAAGCGAAATCACTTGCATGAAAACCATCTAATAAATCAGCATCCAATCCGGAACCAGAACCATCTACATTTTTAATTTTAGTTAACAAAACATTATCTTCTACATTACTCAAATCAACATTTGCAAGCTGAGAAACATGTTTTCCATCTAATGTATCAGCATCTAAACCAGAATTATGTCCATCTACATTTTTCAATTTGTTAAGAATAATAGAATCATTGACATTTCTCAAATCATTAAAAGCGAAATCACTTGCCTGATAACCATCCACAGTATCAGCATTCAAAGGTTCTTTTGTTGTATATATTTTATATAAATTCCCATCACCAAAGTCTAATTTCCATGTATCATCAGATTCGTCAAAAATTAATCTTGCAGGTTTAGAAGGACTTCTATCAACTTCTATTCCTGCTATTCCGGAACTTACTTGTCCGTTAGCTTCTCCCTTATTCAACGTAATAACATTATCTTCTATTTCCAGATTTGTTGTTTGAACACTTGTTAAATCACCTTGAACAGTTAAATTCCCTTGAACAATAACATCATCTTTAAAAATTTTATTTCCTGAAATTTCCTCATCACCTGTTTTATGAACCACTTCATCATTAACAGCAAAATAAGTTGATTCATGACCATCTAATAAATCAGCATCTAATCCAGAACCGGAACCATCAACCTCTTTAACTTTTAAAAGTAAAATTTTTGAATCAACATTGCTTAAATCATTCAAAGCATATCTCATAGTTTCATATGATTCAGAAATTTCTAATTCACCATTTTCATTCAATCTAAATTGTAAATGATTATACTTTAACTTGAAAACTGCTTGTTCATCTACAACATTTATTTCTATTGGATTTTCAGCAGCTAATCTTTCATATATGTTTTTATCACTAATTACTTTTTCTATTTCAGAATCACTATACTTGAAGTAAAATTCACCGGTTTGTCTGTCATAATAAAAAGCTATTCCTTCATCATTAAAAATAAAACCACTTGTATTGGCATTTAACGTGTTTATCCTTACAAAAGAATCTTTAATTTCTACAGAATCAGAATTTATTTCTGTTTTTTGTCCATTTAAAGTTGTATTTCCTTGAACAGTTAAATTACCTCTTACTTCAAAATTTCCATTTATGTAATCATCGCCTTCTGAATTTACATATCTTTCATCCGTAAAATTGAGATTTAAATGTAATCCATTTGAATCAACAGTAAAATGTTCTGAATCATATTTTAAATTTCCCTTTAAAATTCCATCATCTATCAATTTAATTGTATTTGTTTCTCCTACTTCAAGATAAATTTTAAGTTTTCTTTCATCACTATTCCATAAAGTTCTTATAGCTTTTAAACCTTCAAAATGAGGATAAAAATTCAAATCATTTAAAATTTCTGCTTTTTCTCCATCATCATCAATTTGCATTATAAAGGAAGAAGTTTTTATAAAAGAATTTTGCTCATCTATCTGAAAAACTTTATTGTTGTTTTCATCGCTAATGGTAAACCACTTTGTCAAATCTTTAATTTTTTCTATTAGCTTTAAGTTTATTCCATCTTCATTCTTTTCAAAATTGAAAACATTTCCATTTTTATCAAAAATCTTTATTTTATCAAAACTTAATTCACCAACATGTAAAGAATTTATCTTAAGATTCTTTATTTTTAGAGAATTTACCTCATCACCATCTTTTACAAATCCTTGTTCTTTAACCCATTTTGTTGTAGCTACCCTATTAGATTTGTCTTCTGGTAAAGGTGTTTTAGCATATAATTCTACTTCTTTTGTATCTACATCCTGAAGAAATTTTATCTTTTCACTCATTTCCTTACCCCAATCTATGGAATGAATACTTAAATTTTACTGCTACAAATATTGATTTTCCTTCTTCATTAGCAGAAAAGTTTAAATCTGCTACATCATAAGGAACAACATCTTCAAAAATATTCGGAGTCTGTGGTTGGTTTTCCCTGTCTAATGGAATCACTTCAACTCTATCAAATTTAATTTCATCGTGAAATTTTCTTAACCTTGGAATTTCAAAATTATAGCACATTTCAAAAATCTGTTTAAAGAAGAATTTATAGACTTCTCTTTGAGCATTGTCAATAAAAGTTATCATCAAATCCTGTCCTTCTATTTCCTTGGGAGCAAAAACAAATCTATCATTTAAGAAAGAATATTCAAATGTAATGCTTAAATTAGGAACATTTACCTGTATAGCTGTAAAATCTTTATTCCATCCTTTTCCTATTATTCTTACCAGAAATTTATTACTCTTTAATGTCCCTCTATCTAAAAATTGAGCTAATTGTTGTATATTTGGTATCATGAATTCCTCTTCAGATATTCAAATGTTACATCAAGTGTCAAAATTTGATTTTCATTTTCCATAGAATATTGAATTCCACCTACTTCAATGGGAACTACACCTTCAAATTCATATTTTTTCTTCTTGTTTCCTCTTTCATCTAATTGATATACTTCAAGAGAACCTTGCAAAATTCTATTTAAATTCCCCTGAACAAATGTATTATCGTGAAATGTTTGAAGCGAATATTCCATCCATTTTATAAAGAAATCTCTCACCTGATGTTCTGATTCAAGAATAAAACTTGCTGTTATTTGACCAAAAACAGTATCACCTGGAATTATTACCTTTTTTCCATAATAAAGCATTGTTTCTACATTATTTTTTGTTGATTCTATGTTTAAACTTTGACAAAACAATTCAACTGTTCTGTTATTGCCAACCGGTGAATGAATGAAAACAATATACCTATTTGGTCTTGCAATTGATTTTACTTGTGATAAAAATTCATCCAACGTCATGATGCTTCCCAATAAGAGTATTCTATTGTAACCGAAAATTCTTCAATTTGACTTTCTGAATCCATTGATAAATCAATTTCTGAAATATCAATTATTACACAATGCCAAAATGTATATGTTCTTAAAATTTCTCCTCTTCTTCCAAGTTGAAAAACTTTAACAACAGAATTTGCTAAATACTCTTCAGGTCTTGCGTTATTTCCTTCTTTATTTGCTTCAAAAAATAACCATTTTTCAAAGAATTTTCTGCATTCAAAATCATAATCATTTAAGAATGTCAAAACCAAATTACCATGATTATAATCACCACCTATTTTCACTTTGTGTCCAAGATATTTCAATTCTATATTACCAATCTCGTAGTTGGGTATTTTAGCTCCTTTGCAACAGAATTTACACTTTTCAGGTAATTGACCAACAGGTGTAGTAATTTCTACTTTAAACCTGTTTGGTCTTGCAAAATCTTTGACCTGATTTTTAAATTCTTCTAATGTAATCATTATTCTCCTGTGCTATTAGTTGAAGTTTCATTATCAGAAATTGTTTCATTATCACTTATAGTTGTTTCATTATCCAATGTTGTATCTGCATTATCTGATTCCTCAACTACTATCACAAAGGGTTCCTGAACAACTACATTACATAAGAGATAATTTGGAAATTCAAGATTTGGAAGACAAAGAATATCAAGGTTCCATTGTTTACAAGAAATTGAAAGTCCATATATATCACATCTATAAAAGCACTCTTCTGTTTCATTACCAATTTCTACATTTACAAAACCAAAAGGAAAAGGTGCAGATACTGAACAATTATCAAATTCAAGATTTACACATCCATCTGAAGAAATTACAACACATGCTTTTTTACCCTGAATTGCATTCCAGCACCAATCATGCATGGTCATTCCAAAGGAAATGCCAACCAGCATAACTATTCCAAGAAAACTCATTACAAATTTCTTCATACCTTAACCCTCCTGTAAAATGTTTTCTTCCTTTATTTACCTTGCTTAAATATTTCAAAGAATTTGAGAAAAAGGAGAATAACATGGAAATATGGTATGTAAATTCTCTTGATGATATCCCAAAAGAGAAAGGTAAAAAACCATGTGCTGTTATTATAGGACGAATGCAACCACCAACAAAAGCACATGTAGAAATAATAAAGAATGCTTTGAAAAAACATAAAAATGTTCTTATAGCAATAGTTAAAGGAAGTAAACCTTCTCCTAAATCTCCTTTTCCTGTTTCTTTAATAAAAACAATTCTTTTAGAAATTTTCCACAACAAAGTAATGATTCAAGTGTTTTCAAGAGGATTTATAGGAGATGTAGTAGATTATTGTAGAAGATTAGGTTTTGAACCTGAAGTTTTATATTGTGGTTCTGACAGGGTAAAAACATATGAAGGACAAATTAAAAGATACAAAGAAAAGCTAAACCTGGACATAAAAGTTAAAGAAATTAAAAGAACCTCTTCAGATATTTCTGCAACAAAAGTTAGAGAAGCAATTAAAAATAATGATTTAGATACATTCAAAAAACTTACTCCTGAAGAGGAATGGAAATACTTTGATACTTTAAGGAGTTATCTAAAATGAGTCTTAAAGATGAACTCATTAACATAATTGAGGAAATAAAAGAGCAGAAAAGTATATTAGATGAATTGAAAAAACACTTAGAAGATGTTAAGAAAAGCATAAAAGAAATTCAACAATTACAAAAAGAGATTCAAGAGAATCTGGAGGAAAAGAATGATGACATTCAAATCTTTCCTTTTTGAATCCTGTTCTGATGACTGTGAAAATGTAGTTAAAAGTATTCAAAATTATCTTGAAAAAAAATATACAGGTCTTGAAACTAAGAAATGGGAAAAGCAATCTGGTAAAACTGTTGAAGTTATAAGAATAGATGGAAAAATAGATGACAGAAATAAACTAACAAACGATTTATATAGAGTTCTTAAACAATATTTTCCTCAAACCAGAAAAGAAAAAACTTCTCTTTCTTCATCAGTTGAAACAATCATTATACCTGCACCATCTAAAGACCACAAAACTATAAAAGTTATTGTCAAAGGAAGCACCAAAGGTAGTGGTTTAGGAACTAAAGAAACAGAAATATATGAAAAATACATTTCTACACTTTTAAATCGTGCATGGAAAACAAATAAAAAAATTGAGGATTTAGATGATGTTCCTGAAGAATTCAAGAACAACAAGAAATGGAAAGAAAATTTCAAAAATATAACAAACGCTATTTTTAGTAAATTTCATGATAAATTCAAAGACTTGGAATTTTCTACTCATAATGAAAATAAAGTGGTTAATGAAATTTACAAAAAATACAAAGAAATTAACAAAAGAGAAAAATTCTTTTCTGATGTTAACAAATGGAATCCTGCTGATGTTTGGGGTGTAAGTAAGAAATTGACAGTCAATGAAGTCAAAAAAGATTTAAAGAATATCAATTCATTTTATGGTTTGAAAGAATATCTGCAAATGTTAATAGACAAAGGATTAATTCTACCTATATCACTTAAAAAACTAAATGATGCTTCTAAACCAAAAATCGGGTTTGTGAATTTTAAAGACACTTCTGAAAAATTCAGACATATCGGTTATGAATTTGAACAAAGAAAACCCAACATCACAGATTCCAAAGACATTGTTATTAGAACACCAGCAAGTTCAGATTTGAAGTTAATTAAGTTTAGGACTTTCAGCAAAGGAAAATCTTTCCAAGCTGAAATAGAAGGTAAAGAAGCAAAATATGGCAAGATAGGTGGAGGTGTTATTTTCAAAATAATTGAAAAGATGACAGGTAAGAAAAACTTAGTTAAAGAATATGAACAAATTTTAAAGAATATCAGAAATGCTAATGAAAAAGAAATTCAACAATATGGAAAACAGTTATATAATCTTGCTCAGAAGGTTTCCAAAAAAATAAAAGGTTTTAAAAACTTTTCAATGGAAGCAATTTCAAAGAGATTACATGATAGAGATTGGCTAACTTCTAAATACCTTGCTCTTAAAATAGTTGATGAGATTCCAAAAAATAAAGTCAATGAATTTGTTAATAGATTAATGGATTATGCTTTATCACAATCTGATTATTCAGCACCACATATAAAAGTTTACTAAGAGGTAAAATAAAATGAGATTTGCTTTAAATTTACTTAGATTTGAAGATATAAGAGCAAAAGTAATTGAATTTCTTAAAAATTATACTGATGCCGAATTTGACTACGATGCTGAAAACATAAGGTTCTTTATAGATGCCATTTCCTATGTTTCTATGTTAATGAACCATCAACTTGCTATGCAAGCAAATGAACTTTTCATTGATACAACTACTCTAAGAAAAAATGCTGTTTCAATTGCTAAAACTCTTGGTTATAGACCAAAAAGAAAAATAGCTTCAAGAATATATGGAAAAATACTTTACAAAGGAGAAGGTTTCAAAAAAGATACTTCTATAACAATTCAACCTAAAAATTACTTTATCGGAGAAGATAAAGGTCAAACATGGACAAATATTAAACCTATAAAATTAGAATTCTATTCGCCTAATATTTTACTTGGTGAATTTGAATTAATCCAGGGTGAATGGAGAAAATTTACATATTTTGCTAATGGAATGCCTTTCCAGACTTTTGTAATTCCTGATAAAAATGTAGATGAAAATTACTTTGAACTATATGTTAGGAGAAATGATGCACCGGAAGATGAAAAAGAATTGTGGCGTGAAGTTAAAACTTTCAATCAGCTACTTGAAGATAAAATCTACTTTGTTGAAGAAGATATAGTTAATGAATTCTGTCCAAAAATTATATTTGGAAATGGAATTATAGGTAGAATACCATCAAGATATGAAATAGTTGAAGTAGAATATTTGCATACGAAAGGTGCAGAAGGTAATTATGAAACTGGAATTCAGTTTAAAAATCTTGAAGAATTAGATTATGTTGTTTCTACAGATTTAATCAACACTTTTAATCCTGAAAATCTTCAAATAGTAATAGACCCAGGAACTTACTCCTATGGTGGATATGACAATGAATCAATTGAAGAAATAAAACTCTATGCTACAAGATATTTCTATTCAGCAGGAAGAGCAGTTTCAAAAGAAGATTACAGAGTTCTCTTAGGGAAATGGAAATTTATATATGATTTCAACATTTCAGGTTTTGAAGATATTTTCCCATTTGACGAAAAGAAAGCAGGTTATGTTTATATTACAGCAGTTCCTTTCTTGAATCTTAAGGATATAAAAGCAAATAGAAAATTCTTCTTAAGTGATGATGAAGAAAATGAAATTCTTGCTAAGTTAAAGGAAATAGGCATTATTTCTATTCTTAAAACATTTTTAAAACCATCTTATATAATCACTCAAGTTTATCCTAAAATTGAAGTGGATTCTAAAGAATCACAAAAAAGAATCATTGATATTATGCAACTTGCAAAAGAAAAAGTTGAAGAATATTTTGAAAAAGAATTGTGTTATTTGAACAAGGATTTTAGAATTTCAAAAATTTGTGCTGTTATCAATGAAATAGATGGTGTTTTATCATCCGATATTCACGTGGACTTTTATTTTGGCTTCCATCCAGATATGTTCTTTAGATACAAAGAAAATGTATCTACAATTCCTGTTATAAAAATCAAAGATGAAACAGGGAATTTTGTTCTTGACCCTGTTACTGGAAAAGTCTTAACAAAAAATTGGCTTAAAAGAAACATAGATATAGTAGCAGATTTAAACAAACAGGAAAAATATGAATTTACAGTTGAATCTTTACCTCCAAGATTTTCTTCTTTCTTTGGATTCTTATCACATCCTAATGCAACAAGAATTATTTTCACAAGAGATGTAAAAAGATATGATTTAGCTTTCTTTCATGAAAAGAATGGTATTACTTTTTACGAATCCAGAAATTTCATAGACAAACATGGAAGAAAGAAAAAACCTTTAGTAAGAGAGATGAAACCTGGAATTTTTGAAGTTTCTCTTGATGGCTTTATCTTTGGTTATATCTATAAAACAGAAAATGGATACGAATTTCATATAAATCCATCAACAGAAGAAATGCAAAAAGATTATGGAATAGATGTTTCTTTGAATCCTTACAAAATAGAAAAAAGAATTTATAACGGAAAAGAAGTTTATGTTTTGACATGTAAAGTCATTTCTGAAGAAGCAGACATAAGATTACTTGAAGAAAAAACGTTTGTTATACCTAAATCTGAAATGGATATCAATGACCGAATTTTCTATCAAGGAGAATATTATGATTTATCTCTCTCAGAAGACAATGGCGAAATAACTATTACATTTGGAGATGATAATGTTTTGCTAATTGTAGATTACGAAAATGAAACTGTAAAATATGAAAATCATGATGTCTGGAATGAACTTGGATGGAGGAAAAACTCAACATCTGTAATTAATGGTGAAAATGAAATTATTATTTTGATTAAAGGAATTTTTGATGATACTTCCATTGGTTCTTTGTTCTACAATACAGGAATAATTTTCTGGAATGATAAAGTAAATGGTGTAATTAAATCTAATCCTGAAGAACTTGATGAATTTACTATTCATGAAGTCTTTAAATATCCTCAAACACAAATAGATATGATAAAACTTAAACCTATTGAAGGCGAAAACACAAAGGATTATACAGACTTTGATTCTCAATTTAACACATTTATACTTCCTATTATTCATGGAGTTACGCTTAAATGATACTTGATTTGATATATGAAAAGAAAAACATAATTACATTTAGTGATTTTTCAAAAGACTTAGACTGGAAAGAATATCAATCTTATTCTGTTTGGAAAAAGGGAAAACCTTTTTACTGGAAAACAGAAAGTAAAGGAAATACAGAATGGTTAAAAATCAACGCTATTGACCCTGTAAAATTGATTAAAATTGATATGGATTTTTCCAGAACATTTGAAAAGATAAGAGTTTTATATTCTTTTGACAATGTAAACTGGTATTTGATATGGGAAGGCGATTATATTCCTGAAGAACACGAAAATTACAAAGATGTAGAATTTATATTTCTGAAATTTGAATTTGTTAATGTTCAAGAATTTCTTGAAGTAAATAAATTACACATTTATGTTGAAGATAAAATAGAATACAATAATGATTGGTTATCTCACAATATAGATATTCTTCTTCCTCACATGATAAAACTTAAAAAACCCAGAATGAATAAAATGCTTGAAGGGTTTTTGAAAATGCTTGAAAGAAACACTCTTTCTAAAAAACCCTGTCAAGTTAAAGATGTTTCTTTTAATTTTGGTTGTTTTGATGTCAAAGTTCCACCAAAAATACAAGCTATTCAATGGGATAAAGATGAAATTTATGCTGGTGGAACATATATCTTAGAAATTTTTGTAAAAGAGAAATGTGATATAGCTGTATTGTTTTCCTATAACAAAATACTTGTGGAAAAAATAGATTGGAATAAATTTAGAGTTTCTTTTCCTGATGAACCTGGTTATTATGAAATGAAAATAATAGTAGAAAAGGATTCATTATTCACCACATACAAGACAAAGGTTAAGGTGAAATGATAGAGGCAAAGTATTATAATCTTGACTGGATGTATGAAATAGATGGAAAACTTTATAAATTTGAAAGAGCAGGTAAATCATGGAACGGAAGAGGAGAACTTATACAGAAAGTAGAAGAAGATATTTCCGGTCAAGCTGTAAAAATCACATTACCTCCAGGAAGAGATTACAAATTTGCAATAGGACTTAGTAATTATCCTATAAAAAGAATTATCTATCCCGATGATTTTCTATATGCAGCAATTATAGATGGATTTGATGGTGTTATAGTTTTTAGAGATTATTTTAAAGAACTAACGAAATTTATTTTCAATCCAGAAGTTCCTAATGAAATTCTCTTAAAATATGAGCACAAAAGATGGGTCTTTTACTTTAACAAAAATAAAATTGTTGAAAGTGAAATTACAGATTTTCAATTACCTTTAAAAATACAAATTTTATCTTACTGGAATCCAAGTTATCCTATTATAGTTGATTATTACAAGAGTCTTGTTGAACCTATTTTCATAATTGATGTTGAACCTAAAGAAGAGAAGACACTTGAAAATCACTATGCAGAAGTTTCTGCTTTTACGAATAGATTTACTTTCAAATTCAATAAACCATTTAATCCATCTACCATGAATTCACTAACTATAAAAGTTTACAAAAATATTCATGAGGATATTACAGAAAAATTTTCATTTGCTTATGATTCAGATGACACAATTTCTTTAATTTATCATGGAGAACAACTTGAACCTGGAACACTTTATTCTTTTTCCTTTTCTGATAAAATAAAAGGTGCTGATGGTGCTTATCATAGATATGAAGAATTCTCATTCAGAACTTTTGATGTTTTTGAAGAATATGACCATTATTTTAATGAATACAATAAAAATCCATTAGACGTTTACTTCCAGGCAATAAATTTGAAAAATCTTATAGATATAGATGCACTTCTGAAAAACAAAAAATTTTATGACTTTGTATATTTCCATACAGAATACAACTCAGAATATGACAAATACAATGTGAATCCTAAAGAAATAGCAATTGTCAAAAATAGCGAAACTCTTTTTGACCTTTACAAAAAGCAATACCTTTACAACTACACAGCTTATGCTGATGCTTTAGGTTCGGATGAATTTACAAAGTTCTTAATTAAAAATATTGAAAAGAATAATCTTTTCAAAGGAACAAAGCAACAATTAACCTTTATTGTTTCTGTTTTAGGTATGAGCAATAACTACTTTATTACTGAAGTTAATCCTGACCCATATTTTGTTGCTCATTATAGAATAAATTCAAATCTTCCCGAATTAATGTATAATAATTTGATTAAACCATCATCTAACATTGTAGGTTTTAAAGACTTCTATTTTGAAATTCCGCCGATAGGACCTAACTATTATGATGTTTTTGAACCTGAACAAAAAGTTAAAGAAACTACTTCAATTCTTGTTTTAAAACCTTCTTACTTAGACATTTACTATGATTTCTATATCAATCCTAAAAGAAGTTGTTGCCCTAATTTTTATTCCATTTCTGATGTAGGTAATGTTCCTGTTGAAGATTTAACAAAACATTATAAACATGGATTTAGTAAAGCAAAATATCAGGTAAATCTTGATTATGATTCTTTTAATCTATGGTTTGAACTTTTAAAATCACCCATTAAAAAAGAAAAATCAAAAATTTATTCCACATCACCAACTAAATTTTACTATAAGCATGAAAAATCTCTTGGTATAGGTTTAAAATTCTACTGGGAATTCTGGAAAAGAGGCATAAAAGTTTACGAATATGAAACTACTTTCAATGAGGTTTCTGGTGAATTAAAAGAAGAAGGTAATTATGAAGTTTACCTCAGAATAGAAAACCAAAATTGGTATAAAAGAATTCCTATAGACTCCCTGGTATGTTTTGTCCATCAACAAATAAACTTCTGCTGTAAACATTCAGAAAACAGTTTAAATGTCAAAACTGACAGTAAAGAAGATAATTGGAAAGGTCTGGAGATAAATCACTTCTTAGAAGATTATAGATTACCAAGGAAAACTATTCTCTATGAAGAATTTGAAAGAAAAGATGAAATTGATACTTCTAAATGGGATGTAAATATTTTTGATGAAGAAATTCAAATTAAATGGATTAAACCACAAGATGTAAAAGTGTTTGTAAACTTCTTTAAGAATAACAAAAAAGTTAATAAAATCCTTTTGAAAAGATATGAGTTAAAAATACCAAAGATTTTTGATAAAATTGAAGTTGAATACATTGATTACAACAACAAAAAAATTAAAAGTGAGACTATTTGGAGGAGATGATAAATGACAGAAATAAGATATACATATCTTAGTGGAACACTAATTCCTTATGATATAAAGTTTATTTCTGAAATTTTCAGAAGCGAAAGAGCATATCTTGGTTTTGCAAGACATGAACCAGCATGGGGACAGGGAACTTTAATCAAAGTAGAAAAAGTTGGAAGTGGTAGTTTTCCTGTTGATTATGTTGAATATTTTGGTGGTGAAGGAAAATATGTTGATGATATGTGCAGAACATTAGGTTATTCTGGAGGTAGTAATAGAATTTTTATAGCAAGAATTCCTCCAGAAAAAGCTAATTCTACAAATCTAAACGATTTTGAATTTATACCTGAAAATGAAATTGGGCAAATTTATGTTAAATGGTTTAATGACAGCTGGTTCTTTGTTGAAGGACTAAGACCGCAATACTACTTTGATTTGGATTATGAATATTTCATTTTCCCTGCTTCAAAGGATATAAACCTGAGATTTCATATAGAAAGAATTAAAAAAGATAGATTCCCAAAGTTTACAGAAAGATGTAAATTAGCTTATTCAACTTCAAGTGAAAAACCTACTACAATTTTAGCAGAAGCAGGGGATTTATTAAGAACTTTGAATACTCTTGGTGAAGAAGTTATTACTCATTTGAATCCATCTTTTGACATGCCTGATGATTTAAAAGATTTAACTTTCTGGATAATTGATGAAAATGGTGGAATAATTTATCCAAATTTAAAATATGTTGAAACTGTAATAACAGATACAGAAAAATTTATGGTTTTTGAATATGAAAATATCCAAGGCAATTTTACCAGATTAAAAGTTACAACAAATATAGAATCTCTTTCTAATTTAGCTATCTATCCTGAAAGCACTCCTTATCTTTTCTATGCTAAACCTATTGCTGATGATAATCCTCCTCCCTTAAGAAGTGCTTATATTAGGGATGGACAAATAGAAAAATCTATCTTTGACGTTAGAGGCATTATAAAAATTAAAAAAGAAGAAGTCTGGTATGCCAAAAGAATTACAGATGAAAATGAAAGAAACTACCTTGTAGGTGAAGGTTGGGAATTAGTTTCAATTGTTGTTGATGAAGAAACAAACACTCTTGCTTACTATGCAAAAACACAGGATAGAGATAAAGCTATAAATGCTAATTTTGATTCAATTTATATAGAAAAGGAAGTTCCAAATGATATTCCAACACAGGACATTTATAGACAACTTTTCATTTGCTTTGCTCCAAAGGATAAAGATGGTTTTGATTGTATGGAAAACTTTTATACATGGGAAGAATTATTCAATAAAAATAAATGGAGATACGATATAGGTGTTTTAATCTATCTGGCTAACAAAATACCGGTTTATAGGAAATATATAAACGGAACAGAGAAATTTGTTCTAATACTGTAAGGAGATAAAAAGAGATGGCAAATGAAAGGTATAAAATACCTTTAAATGTTTCACTATACAACTTAACTGAAAATCTCAATCAATTTTTTGAAGAGTTATTGTATTCTGGTTCTGAAAATTTGATAATAAATGCCAACTTTAACGATTACTTCTATTCCAACTCCAAAGGAACTTATATAATTCCTGGATGGAAATTTAATTTTCAGGTTACTCCTCAGAAATTTGAAAAAGAACACAACTTTGCAAGATTCACTTTAAATTCAGGTGAAAAAATAATCAATGAAATTGATGCTAAGCAATTTAAAAATGATAGTTATTATACACTCAATCTAATTCTTAAAACTGAAAAAAGAGTAAAAGTAAAATTTTCTGGCGTTGAAGATAATCTTATTGTTTTAGTTGATGACACTACAATAGATGACAAAATTGAAGTTATTCTTGAAGGTTCAGATGAAAAACAAATTGTTTGTGGTTTCTTTAAAACAAATGAATATGAAATAGTAGATTATCCATTTGTCTTAACAATTGAATCTTTAGATGATTTTAACGTCATAGAAATATATGATGTTTCTATATGTGGCGGATTAATTCAAAGAACAAATTTAAGAACAAAAGAAGGAATTGAAATTTTTACAAGATTTAAAGATGGAAAATGGCAAATTTCAAATGATTATGAAAATTGGTGGGATATTTTAACTAAATCAGATACGCAATTCATTAAGAATCTTGCTAAAGATGTTCTAAATGCATCTTTAAAGGATGGTATTCAAAAAGGCATCAAAGTTTGGTATGATGGAAATTTAAACTTTGATGTAAATGATTTCAAATTAACATTCCAAGGTGATGTTTCAGGAGAGAATGTAATAAGAGATTTAACAGATACACGAATAACGTTAAAAGTAAACTCCTTAAATGGAATACCTGTTGAAGATTTTGCTTTAAGAGATTTGAGCAATGTTTTAAATGAAGTTATAATTGAAAAAGTTAAAGAAGTTGATGGTTCTGGTTCTGGTTTAGATGCTGATTTACTGGATGGAAAACATGCAGAAGAATTTGCTTATGTAAATCTTGAAAATGTTAACTCAGTAGATGTTCTACACAAAATTTTACCTGTTGATGGACATTTATCCGGTTTAGATGCTGATACTCTTGATGGTTATCATGCTTCTCATTTTGCTACAAATGATAATGTAGTTCATAAAACAGGTGATGAAGAAATTTCAGGAAACAAAATCTTTAATAACAATCTAACAGTTAAAGGAAATCTTTATGTTTTAGGAGAAACTGTTAATCTTGAAGTTTCTAATTTGAATGTTGAAGATAATGTTATTCTCCTAAACAAAGGAGAAGACTCAGGACAGGTAAGTTCCGGGATAGCAGGAATAGAAATTGATAGGAGTCCTTCTAAATCTGCAAGGTTAGTTTTTGATGAAACAGATGATAGATGGAAAGTTGATTTTGGTGATGAAGTTTTAAGAACAATTCTTGTAGAAACTGATGATATTGTCCAGGATGAATTTTTCTTCAAAACTTCTATTCCAAATAATCTATCTACATGGAGACCAAAAGATAGTGAATATGTTTTTGTAGGTGGTGTTGAAATTCCAAATGATTTTGGAAGAGATTGTTATATTTCTTTTCATAATGCAGGCAACCACAAATTACATATAGTTTTAGATGGAGATATTTGGTTAAATGAAGGAAGTCATAGAGCAGCTTATGATAATCTTTCAAATGTTAAAAATACTGTTGTAAGAGATAAAGTAGATGATTTTTTCCTTAGAAAAGACCAAACTTCATTACCAACTGAAAATGAAATGTTTAATTTAGGAAGTGAAGATTATCATTGGAATGGAATTTATGCTAAAATGTTTTATGGAACTGCTTATGAAGCACTTTATGCAGATATTGCGGAAAAATATATCTTACCTGATAATGTTGAACCCGGTGATGTTATAGTAGTTTCAGAAAATCCCGAATATGAAGGTGAAAAAAGTAATGAAATAGCAAGTGCTAAAGTATTGGGTGTTGTTTCTGAAAACCCCGGATTTCTTTTGAATAGATGTGAAAAAGGAAAACCTATTGCTCTTAAAGGAAAAGTGAAATGCAAAGTTTTTGGAAAAGTTAAAAAGGGAGATATTTTAGTTAGTTATTACAATGGAATGGCAATTTCAATAGATTATTTGAAAGAACAGGGAATAGAAATTAATAACTATGCAGTTGTTGGTATAGCACTTGAAGATGGCGAAAACGAAAAGATTTTGATAAAAGTTTAAAAGAGGGGATATAGATGTTTAATGAGCAATACAAGTTAGCTCAATGTGATGGAATATATAACTTCTTTGAAAAATTTAACAAAGTGCTTGAATCCTACTTCTTCCAGGGAACCAAAAATTTCATAGATAATGCACATTTTAAAACTATTCTTTTTGATGAAAATGAAAACGTATATAGAATCCCAAGATGGAAAACATCTTTTAAATTAAAAGAAGATAAATTTAAAAAAGTTCCTTATGGAATTGAATTTTATCTCAATTCTGGTGAATATATAGAACAAGAAATATCTGAAGGTCTTATTCCTGAGCATTATTATACATTGGTTGTTGTTTTAAAACCTTATAAACCTATAAAATTAAATCTTGAAGGCAATTATGTAATTGATGGCTGTGAAAGTGGTTGTGAAGAAATCTTTCCACCAAGAAAATTTGGAATTTATCTAAAACAATTCAAATTTGTAAGAGTTGATGGAAAAATAAAAATCAAAATAGAAGCACTTGAAGATGATACAACAGTCTATATATGCAATGTTAATCTTTATGAAGGTTTTATAGAACAAGTAGGTGTTTTTGAAACCAAAGATGGTATTAATGTAGCTACAAGATATGGTGAAAATCATAGATGGGAATTAACAAATGATGGTGAAAATTGGTATGAAATTTTGGTTAATGATGGAAAACTAAAGGAGATAATCAAAAACGTTTTTAATGAATTAATTGATGATTGGTGGTCTCAGGATAGAATTGGTTTGCAAAGAGGTATAAAAGTTTGGATTGATAATAATAAGAAAATCAATTTTGATGTAAATGATTTCAACATAAAACTTAAAGGTGATGTAATAGGTGAAGCTAAAGTAATTGACAACAATGATGTTGAAATTGACACAAGAGTTATAAACATAGGAGAAGTAAGCAACAAATTTGCATATAAAGATTTAAGCAATGTTGATTCTGAAGATGTTTTAGAAAAAGTTAAAGAGGTTGATGGTTCTGGTTCTGGTTTAGATGCTGATTTGCTGGATGGCTATGATTCTAAAGATTTTATGCCTAATCCTATCAACTTAAGAATTACTCATATTGGTGATACAGATTTTCTTGATTTGCCTGTTGACCCAGACTTTTCTGGTTCAGCAATTCCTTTAAGAGGTGGATGTCCTTTTGTCCATCCTGAAAATTCAAGATATTGGTATGGTCTAAGAGTTGGAACAAATTATTTTGAAAACAGATTATATTACTACAAATTTGATAAGGATTTAAACTTTATTACCTACGGAATTGAATATAGACCTCTTTGGTTAAAAGAAAATGAATGGTATTCCTGGATTTATTCGGGAAATGAACATGGATTTTTAGCAAAACTCAACGATTCAAATGGAAATACAAAATACCATTGGATTCACACTAATGGAACTATGGATTATCGTAAACATGAATTCACAGATGTTACTGATATAATAGAAGGTGGATTTACAGGTTTAGCTTACGTAAAAGAAGTTGAAAAATGGATTTTTATTAGGCAAATAGATAATGGACAAAAAATAACAGTTTATGATAAAGATTTCAATGTTCTTGATGAAACATTCATCATTAAAAAGAGTGAACTTGATTTAGGTGAATGGAGTTTTGGAAGTTGGTTCCATTCATCTGCCAACCAAGTCTTTTATTACATAGAAAATGATAAAATTTACATTTTTGATGGTATTGGATTATGGATTTATAAACCTTTGGATTCCAAGGAAATTTGCCTAAGAGGATATATGATTTTTGATTTGAAAACAAATAAACTTTCAAGAAAATTCCCACTTCCGGAATCAGGAAAATATTCCTATCCAGAACATCCTATCTTTGCTAATCATGCACTTTTCAGATTTTATTATCATTTCATTAGACCATTTGATGAAAATAGAACCATATGGATTAAACAACATACAGAAGATTCTTATGGATATCATATTTTTTACATCATAGATAAACCTTTCAAACAATTCTTAAAAGATGATTTAATTGATGGAATGACTTCTCAGACTACTTCGGCAATCTATATTCCTGATGATGCTTCTCTTATTGGTAAAAGAATTTATAACACATTACCTTTCCGTTTCAAAGGTGATAAAAAAGATTATGTATTAGTCAAAGGTTTACATAAAAAGGACAAAAATCATTTAGAAGCAACTTCTTGTCTTGTTATAAATCCTAACTTTGATAATCCAAAAGAAAAACCTGAAGATATTAAAACTCTTTCATGGAATGTAGTATTGCCTTATTTCAAAGAAGAAACAGGAGATTTCTTCCTTTATTTCTTGGACGAAGGAAACAAAAAATTTGAAATAGTTGATAACTACAATAAACTTATAAATCAAAGTCAATGGTTATGGAGCAATTATTATGGCGGTTGGGATGAAAATGATATTAAAGAAACTATTTTAAATCATTACAACATTCAAAATCCAGAAAAATTTGATGTTAGAGTATTTCCTATTCCTGAAATGCCAAATAAATTATTTGTTGTTTATGGTTTAATGAAGAAAGTTTCTGATACCGAAATAAGAAGTATTGCAGGTTGCTGTGTTTTTAAGAAGAATTATAATGATGTTTTTCCCGGTTCAAACTTCTTGACCTTTTTTGATTCAACATCTTCAAGTTGGCGATTAGCAATGGGAAGAAATAGTGGTGATGCTTGTTTCTTAAAAACTCCAAACGATGAATATGTTGTAGCATTCCAGACACATTGGTTTGCAACATTAGGGGGTAATACTTCAAATTTCTATTCTGTTTATCTTGGACATGTTGAAAATGATTTTGTTAACATTTCTATTCTCAAAAACTTTGGAAACTATCCAACATGGATGAGAGCAGAAATAGGAATTCATCCACATTATGGTCTATATATAACAGAATCCTTTAATGAAGGACTTGTAGCTTCTAAAATGAGATATCAAGGAAATACTTCAATTTATGATTCTTTCCGTTCATCTCTTTCTAATGAAAAAGTTTTCTTAACAGTAGTTCCTTCTCTAAAATTTGATGTTGTTTTCCCTGAAATTGATATGTTTATCAATGGTCAATACTTCTTATCAGAAAAGAAAATCTTCAAACTTGAACCAAATAAAACATATTACTTCTTTGTAAAGAAAGATACCAAACCTGTAATATATCATACTGATGAAATTACACCTGATACATTATCAGACATTTATATTGGATATGTTATAACTGACAATATAGGCATCAAAGAATCAGAATTTCATAAACAATTTCTAATTGATACATATAAAACATTTGGTTTTGAACCTTATTGGGATGAAGTAGTAAATCTTGGTTCTGAAAACAACAAGTTTAAACATGTATACGCCAAAATGTTCTATGGAACTGCTTACGAATCTCTTTATGCTGACTTAGCTGAAAAATACACAGTAAAAGGTAATCCCAAACCCGGTGATGTTATTCTAATTAGTGAAGATGAAAACTATGATGGTGAAATTTCAAATGAAATAGCAAGTGCTAAAGTATTAGGTGTTGTTTCTGAAAACCCTGGATTCATTCTTGGAAAAGAAGGTGTTCCAATAGCTTTAAAAGGTAAGGTAAAATGTAAAGTAAAAGGTCCGGTTAAGAAAGGAGAAATTCTTGTATCTTACTATGATGGATATGCTATTTCTATAAGAAACGTAAAAAATCTTCCACCGATATTTGATAAAGTTGGTGTTGCTCTTGAATCTACTGATAAGGAAGAAGATTATATCTTAATAAAAATGTGATGATTTATGTTTTTGAAAAAGATAATAAATTTTACAATTTAGCATGGAAACATAATTATTATGTTTTGAGAGAAACTGATGAATTTTACATTCAAAAAGAAAAAATACTTTATAAATGGGAGACCCTTCATGAGGGTCTCCTCTTTTGTTTCAAAAATTATAGATTTGTTGGGATAATAGTAGATGAACAAACAGCAAGACATATTTTTGAAAAACCTCTTTGGGACAAGATTAGAAAGTATAAAAAGAACATTCGGAAAAGAAGCGAAAACAATAGATGATTTTTTTCTTTTTGACGAAAACTTAATTAAACTATTTGATATTTGTGAATTTAAAGGTGATCTACAAATTCAAAAATTAAGATTTTCTCGAAATTCAATCTTTACTAATGAATTTTTTTCTCTTACAAGAAATTACTTTAATCATACATTAAAATCATGGAAAGAAAAAGGCAATAACTTTAAAGATTTTGCTCAAGAACTTTATAATAAAAAATTTCTTATTCCAAAATCCGTAATGATAGGTATTTTTCTTTATGACGAACCCATAACTGTTGATGAATTTGTAGCTTTCTTTTTTAATTCTTTTACTTGTTATCCTTTTCTATATTCTTTACACATTCCAAAATCTCTTATTCCACATTCATTGAAAATTTATGCTTTACTAAACAAACTTTACAAATACACATTTACCCAATTTCAAGAAAAAACTTCTGCTTAAAATCTATAACTTCTTTCTTTACTTTCAAACCAGATTTTTTCATAACTACATTTCCTTTAACATAAAGGGATTCAAAATTTACAAAAGCAAATCCTGATTTAAATTTTACATCATAATTAACTTCTATCCATGTATCTGTTGGAATTTCCATATAAACTTTATAATCAACCTTTGAAACCATATAAACATCATCTATGCTTCTTTCTTCTCTTAAACACATCCAAATCGCTTTCATAATCTCTTCTATCAAATAATTTACAGGAATAGAAAATAAATGGTTTTTTCCGATAAAAGTATAATAGGCAAGATTGTTCTTTATAAAAATTCTCATTTTTCCTTTTCCTTTTTTCTCAACAAGTGAACCACAAATGTAAGATATAGGTAAAGGAGCAAAAGAAGTTAGCCATAAATTTCTACTTTCTGACAAAGAAATATCAACAGGAATAATATCCCACCATTTGTCTTCTTTTATCTCCTCTTTATAAATCAATCTCTTGTAAATCATCATATGTTCGCCTGTTTTTTCATTTACTATCAAATCTTTAATTTTTTCAGCAACTTCCTTAGATTCAAAAAATGAACTATCAGAATGTTTCATATATGGTAAACTCATTCCTGTATTCAAAGCACCGAGATATATAACCAAGGCATCATCTTTTACTATCTCACTAACAAATGCTTTTGTTAGAGCATACCACTTTTTGGCTTCATGATTAGAAGCTACTCCTATGCTTGAAATAAAGGTTTTATGTTTTGCTTTGGAACTTTTTAAAATATACAAGGACGAAAGAATTAAATCATTTATATCTTTTTCAAAATCTTCATATTTCATTCTTTTAAATCGTTTTGACTTATATCTCCATGCATTAAAAATGAGGTAATCAAACTCTTCTTCTATTGGAAACTCTTTAAAATTAGACAAATCAAATGTAACATTTTTAACGTTAGTCAAATCACATGCAGTTCTTGAATAATTAAAAACTTTAAATCCTTCTTTTGAGAAAATTTCAGCTAAATCTTTTCCAAATCCCTTTGAAGCACCTATTATACATACTTTTTTCATTTTACACCTCACTTATTTGTTTTAAAAGTTTATTAAAATATTTTTCATAACTCATACAACGTGAAAGAATGTTATAAAAGTTTCCTTTTAGGATGTATAAGTTAGAACTGAAAATATCAGATTCATTTTCCAAAGACCTAACATCAACAAAATGAATTATTTCAAAAGAGATATTTTTATGTTTTAATGTAATCTCTTGAAATTTTACAAGTTTATCATAATTAACCTGTTGAAATTCCACATTGAATTTTATCGGCAATTTTCGCTTTTTAGCTTCTTCTAAATTCCTATCAGAATAAGAAGCTGATATGAATAATAAATTTATTTCTTCTTTTATCTTTTCCCATTTTTCTGGTTTTCCTGAAAATACCTTCCATCTCCATTGTGATGAAATATAATGTTTAAATTTCTTTATAGTATCTAAATCTATTTCCGGTGTTACATCAGAAATTATAAGTTTTGAATCTTTAAATCTTTTATAATAATTCCAAAAAATATATTCTAAAAATTCCTCACCATACTTGTAGGAAAACTTTGAAATTCCACATTTAAAACATTGTCTTGGACAACCATTTCTTGTTAAAAAAAGTATATCTTTTGATAAAGTATAAGGATTTTTAAATCTTTGAGAAAACCATCTCCTAATTATTTCATTCTCTCCTATTTGCCAGGATGCTTTTTCTAAATTATTCTTAGTCTTTCTTCTTTCTCCATAAATTACCTCAAGTGCTTCTTTAGGATTAAAATGAATTATCAAACCATCAACAAAATCAAAATCATCAAAATGTTTTAATAAAGGTCCATGAAAAACTATTCTTATATCCGGATTTATCTTCTTCACCTCATGACAAAGCCATTTGATTTTTGAAAAATATAAATTAGAAACTTCCATAAGAAGAACTTGTGCTTTCTTTACAGAATCTTTATTTTTCCATAGCGGATGCACAAAATTATAATCTATTCCGTTTCCCAAAAGGAAAGTTCCATATACAGGAACAGAAAAATCAGGAACCCCATTTAAACATGAAATATGTATTACTTTCATCTGTTTAATTCATAAACTAATATTGTATAACTTCCACCAAAACCAGCAGAAAAAGAAAGAATACGAACAGTATCTTTATCAAAAGAGAAATCTTCTTTAACAAGATTATCAAGTATTACATTTTCATTCTTATAACCTTCTACTTTTTCTCTATTCATAAATCTCTCATAAAGATACAAATCTTCTATAAATGTGCATTTCCCAAGATGATTAAATTTCCATTTTAAAGCTATTACAGGAATATCATATTTTGAATACACTCTTGCTTCACTTTCATCATTTTGTTGCGTTCCCGTTCCATGCGATTTTATAAAATCTGGTTGCCATTTATCTATCATAGGTTTCATAATTTCTTCAAAAAATTCTCCATCAAAATTTGCTGCTGATGGAATATTAAATGAAACAGAATCTAAAAGAACAAATTCTTTTTCATTCTTTGATATTTCCAACATAATAACTGCTTCAGCAAAATTGGTTCCATGTTTTTCTTTATCAAATGGATAAACTTTTTCATATTCACCTAAAATACCAACTTTTTTGTAATAAGCGTTCATTTGTTCAGATACTTTATTATAACCAAGAAAAACAAAATTCTTAAATTGTGTCATTCGCCAAAGATGGATTCCTTTTTGAATACAATCACAAGTCCAATTCACATTAAGATTAAAACACCTTCCTTTAAAAAGTTTAGGAAAAACTAAAAGATTCTGATTAAGGATAGCATATCTTTTCTTTCCAAAAAATTTTGATATTTTCTCATTTTCAAAATCAGATACCAAATTTGTTATAAAAAAATCATTTTCATTCAACTCTTTTCTGATTACTACCTCTTCCAATAATTTCACCAAATTAAATGGAATTTTTTGAAAATCTATCCTTTTTACCTTATACCTAAACTTCATAATAATGCTCCATTTTTTCATCTAAATTCATTTTCCATAAATCAAATTTGTCAATTTTTGGATTATCTAAAGGTTTTTCATTAAACATTAATTCATGGAACCTCAAGAATAATCTACAATCTCCTTGGAACCAACAAACTCTACAATACTTAACCTTACACCGATCACAAATAGGATTTCTTTTAGATTTAAAAAATGGTTTCCATGAAATAATTCCATTTTCTAAATTTCCTATCCAAAATTTCATATTCTCTCTTTTCCTTGTAAATTTCGCTCCATGACAAAACCATATTTTCCCATCCGTATCAATAAACTGAACAGACTGACCAGCAGCACATATTTTAAAACCCCTTCTAAAACTAATCAAATTCCTCCTTATAAAATCTTTATCTGATTTAGATAAAGAAAACCACCATTCTTCAAGTTCTTCAACATTTATACTATCCATAACAGGTGCATATATACTTCCCAAAATACTTTGATAAAATTTCATGTTTTCAATAAAATATTTCAATGTTTTTCTATGAATTACTGGATTAACCATTACTTTTTTCCTTTTTCTCTTTGCAACATTCATTGCTTCATTCCACGTTTCCATCGCTAAATCCCATGAATTATTTCTCATCAAGTCATGACATTCTTTTACTCCATCAATTGAAATTTGTAATCCTTTAAAACAATCATAATCATTAAAATATTTCACTATTTCAGGATTTGTGCCATTTGTTGACATTAGAATATTCAAATCTGGTCTTCTTTTTTCTACATACTCAAGAATTTCTTTCACCAAATCCATTTTCATCGTAGGTTCACCACCCCATAACCATATAGATTTAACATATGGGAAAATATCTAATGTTTTCAAGAAATTTTCAAATGTATTTGCCTTTTTCTTAAAAAATCCATGTTCAAAACAATATGCACATTTCAAATTACAATCATCAATTATAGAAAAATGAATATTTGTTGCTTTCTTTAAAAACTCTTTTACAAACATTTTATTTTCTCCCCTCTAATTTTTGGCACAAAACCGATTATAATTTCCTGGTATCTTTCTAATATTTTATTCACATTTTGTGTAAACCAACAAAGAAATTCATTCGGCATATATCTGGATATTCCTCTCGATAATCTCTTTCTTGTCCATGGACATCTACAATAATGAAATCCTAAACCATTACATTTATTTTCTATTTCAGTAATTGGCAATCTTATAAAACCTTCTCTTATATTACCTAACTTTATTCCATTTTCCCATCTATCCATAAAACAAGGATAGATATTTCCTTTAACATCTATGTAAAGAAAATTACTTCCTGAACCGCACATGTTAAATCCAGCTTGACCAGTTCTTGCACTTCTTGAACAACAAATTCCTACCTTATGAACAGGATTAAAATTTTTAATCTTTTCGCAAAGATTTTCTAAAACCCAAAAATAATCTTCAGCATATTTAACATCTTTGTTAATAATTGACATTTTATCTATTCCAAGAGAAAAATAAATCATATCTTTTGTTTCAACAATTAAAGGTAACACAGATTCAATATATTTTTCTTTATTATAATTTGGAGGAAAATTCAATCTATATGAAGAAATCTTTCTACCTTTCTGAATAACATCTACTATAAAGTCAAAATCCATTGATTTTCCTTCTCTCATTTCATCATTATAGATTCCATTATAAGACAAATATAAAATACAATTTTTTGATAATTCTTCAAGTTCTGCTTCATAACCTTTAGGAACACCAGAACATAAAATATACTTCTTTTTACCTAATTTTTCAATTATGTAATTGATGCTTTCTCTTTCTAATAATGGTTCACCACCAAAAAAGACTACTACAATATCATTTTGCTCCTTTAAAAAATCTATTACTTCATCCAAACATTCCATTCTTTCTTTTGTTTTCCGAGCAAAACAATAACTGCAATTCCTTGGACAATCCGTTGTTATTTCTAAGACAAAAACAGTTCGCATATAGTTATTCCTCTATTCTTTTCAAGTTGAGCTATTTCACATTTCTTTATAACATTTGAAAACACTTTACAAGCGAAATCAATTTTTTCAAAATCTTCTTTTATATTTCCATAGCATTTATACTTTTGAGAATGAATCTTTAAACATGGATAAACAAAACCATCAATATCAACATAAATATTAAAATTGCATTTTGTATTCACATGTTTAATTAAACATTTCTTAGAAGGTTTATAAAAGAAAGAAAATGAATTTTTTTGAAAAGGAAAAACAGCTGAAAATTGTATATACTTATATTTTTTCATTTCTCTTATCCATTCACTTTTTTCAAAATCATAAATTGTCTGGAAAAACTTAACAAATCTAACATCTATCTTTTCTTTTAATCGCCTCTTTAAATCTTCAAAAAACTCTAATAACCATATCTCAGAATTTCTATGAATTGAAATCTTCCATGTGCTAATTCCTTTTCCTATCCAATATAAAATATCTTTTTTGGTTAAAAGACTTCCATTTGTCACTACCCCAAATGTAAAATGTTTTGCTTTTTTGAATAACTTTATTATTTCCAACATATATTCTGGATATAAAAAAGGTTCACCACCAAAAAAAGAAAGAATATTAAAATAGGGATTTAAAAGATAAATCTTTTTAACAATTTCAAAATCTATCGTTCTTTCCTCTTTTTGAATGTAGCAATAAGGACAGGACAAATTGCAATTGTTTGTAATTTCAAAAAGAATAAATTTATGAATTTTGTGAAATCCATTCATTTATTTCATTAAAATACATTGATTTATATGGTTCAGGAAATAATTCATGTAAATTAGCAGTAGAAGCAAAAATAAACCATGGATCAGGAAAAACATAAAACCAATTATTATCATTTAAAATTTGAAAACCTATTCTCTTCAAACAAATTCTCATTACCGTTGAATAAGTATATTCAGGATAATTTTTCAATACATGATTCCATATATCTATGAAATTTTCACCATTTTGTATTCTACCAACTACATCACTTACAACATCAAAAAGTATATTCCATCTAAATGTAGAATTATGGAAAACATAAAATCTTCCAAAAACTGTCATTATATAATCTCTAAATTCATTTTTACCAAAAACATAATTTGTAATATCTTCCTTCAAAGTTAAGATATTAAAGAAAGTATCATAATTTGTTCCAACTGGAACTTCCTTTAAAATCAAAAATCTCTTGTATATTTCCTTAAAATCTGATTCCGTATATTTATCAAGAACATAATCCAAAAATCCTATTACACTCTTATTCTCTAACAACCTATATCCCCTCCACAACCGCCTCCACCACCTTTATCACAATAGCCACCTCCGCCACCACCTTTATCACAATAATCGCAATTACAAGTGCAATAATTACAAACACAGGTGCAGTAATCACAATCGCAAGTGCAATAATTACAGTCACAGGTGCAATAATTACAATTACATGTGCAAGCATAGTTGCAATCGCAAGAACAATAATTACAAACACAAGTGCAGTAGTTGCAATCGCAAGAACAATAATTGCAATCGCACTTACAATAATTACAATCGCAAGAACAATAATTACAATTACATGTGCAAGCATAATTGCAATCGCAAGTGCAGTAATTACAATCGCAGGTGCAATAGTTGCAATCACATGTGCAAGCGTAATTACAGTTACAAGTGCAGTAATTGCAATCACATTTACAATAATTACAATCACAAGAACAACCGGTATCTTTATCGCAATAATTACAATCGCAAGTGCAATAGTCACAATTACAAGTGCAATAATTACAATCGCAAGAACAATAATTACAATCGCAAGAACAGTAATTACAAACACAGGTGCAATAGTTACAGTCACAAGTGCAATAATTACAGTCACAAGTGCAGTAATTGCAATCGCAAGTGCAATAATTACAATCGCAAGTGCAGTAATTACAATCGCATGTGCAATAATCGCAATCACATACGCAATCGTCTTCTAATTCATTTATTTTCTCACGAATAAAATCAACAGATAATTTCTTTATCAACTCCTGGTGAGAAGTGAAAGGATAAGAAGGGAAATCAAGAGGAGGATACCCCCACTTTTGCCTTATTCTATTTATCTCATCAACTATCTGTTTTACCCAATCGCCTCTTGCAAATTGACTTGGAAGAAATTGTCTATCAATCCAATCCGGTAAATTCTCTCCTCTTCTAATTAATTCTCTTTTGAGTGCTCCTCTTATTTCATCAAAATGAGATGCTTTGACTTTTGTCTTATGAGATTCTAATTCCTCTTGCCATTGTGTTATATTTGTTGGACAAGGAGCACCCATTTTAATTTATCCAATTAACCCTGTGTTTCCAATTCTTCTATTTTTGAAACTATGTTCTTCCACAAAATAAGAGCATCAGGTGATTTTCTTATAATTCCTGGTATATCAAAGTTTGTAAGCAACTGTTTTATTTCATCAAGAGTGAGCAAACCTTTCTTAACAGCTATATAATGTAGCACAGAAAAACCAGATATATCATTATGACTTTGAATATATGTTTTTGCTTTGTCCAAATAAGTAGCACTATCAATATTCCCTTTTACATAGTTGTAATGAACCTTAAAATAATCAGCCACATCAGAAGTTATTCCAAGAGCATCAATTATAGAAACTAATCTATCCCACAAATCACCCTGTGCATCATCAGGAAGATAACCAAAAATAAATTTTTCTACCAAATCCTTGTAATTTTTAGCTTCATCAAGATTATTTTCTATAACATTAAGAGTTTCTGTAAGTCTGTCAACAGGATTATCCTTCAACATAGCTATTGTTATGTCTTTTAGAAACATCTTTTACCCTCCTTTACATATCAAGAATTGAAAATTTTCCTTCTCTATATCTATCAACTATTACTTCATTCTGTTTTTTCGGAATGAAATACCTATACTTATTAACATTTTTCTTGCATTTCCTGCATTGTTCACATGTTATTTCACAAATACTCCATTTGTTTCTCAATCCAATTTCTTTAAGTTTTTCTAACTGTTTTTCCAGAATATCACTATCTATTAAATCCCAAGCATATCTTAAAACTATTCTTTCAGGATTAAATTTTTCATAAAGCATTATTATATCATCAACTAATCTGGTTAAATTGATATCATTCACAGTATATGATATTTTTAACTTAATTCCATGCTCATTACATTCTTCCATAAATTTTTCAACATATTTAGAAACACCTTCACCATTAGGAAACTTCCTATACAAATCCATCTTTAAACCATCATGTGAAACTTCAAGAGATACCTGCCCAAGTTCCTTTAACAAATTCCATTCCTCTTCTGTTAAAGGTATTGTTCCATTAGTGTTAATGGAAATGTAAAAGTTATATCCTTCATCCTTTAATTCAATTGCTTTTCTAATAAGTTTAAAGAGCAAATCCTTTCTCAGGAATGGTTCTCCTCCAAAGAAAACACATATAGCTTGTAGATTTCTCTCATTACATTCTTTTACAAAATCAACAAATGACTTTTCTAATTCTTCATATGTTGGGTCTTCATATCTTTCCTTATTCAAATAATTCTTCTCATAACAATAAGAACATGCCAGATTACATTTTAATGTAATGTAAAAAATCTTTACATTTGAAAATTCAGCTTCACAGACACTTTTATTTTCTTTTTTCTCTTCTTTCTTTTCTACTTTCTTTTCACTTTTCTTTGAAAAATCACTTGAAATATAATTCAAAATTTCTTCTTTGTTCTCTTCCTGCTTTTCTTCTTTTGTCAAGAATGAATCACCTATCATCAAAACTAAAAGATTTGAAATTTCTTCCAATGTTTTTGAAACTGATTTTATTTTTTCTGAAATTTCCATTAACAATATTTCTTTATTTTCTTTCATCTTAATCCTCCTTTTCTAAAATTGCTCCTCCTATTATTCCACCAAATCCATAATTTAGACATAAAACTCTTCTCAACTCCTTTTTCCTGTTTGTTATTATTAAATCCAATTCATTATCTTCCTTTTCCTCAAGATTAACATTTTTAATTATCATGTTTCTCTTCATGCTTTCACAAGCTAAAGCAATTTCAATTCCAGAACAAGCTGATAATGTATGCCCTACAAAACCCTTAAAAGATGTTATAGGAATTTCAAAAAATTCCATTTCTTTAAAAACTTCACATTCAATTTTATCATTTAATTTTGTTCCTGAACCATGTGCTTTAATCCAATCTAAGTTTTCCAAACTAAATTTCTTTAGAAGTTTTTTCAAACCATCCTTTGTAAGATGAAATAAATTATTTTTAAATGAATCATATATCCAATGAAATTCAGAAATTTTTACTTTAAAATTAAAATCTTTAGCTATTTCTTTTTTAGTTAAAACTAAAAGATAAGCACCGGAAGCAATTACAAATCCTTTTCTTTCTCTATCAAATGGTCTTGATGATTTTTCCGGTTCCTCCGTTTTAAAACAAACTCCCATCATTTCATATATAGGCAAGGAATTTATTAAAATGTTAGCTGCTGAAAAAGCTAAAATAACAAAATCAACTTCCTTTAAAAGTTGTTTAGCAATATAGAAATCTGGAAAAATAGAAGCACAAGCATTATAAGTGCAAAAACAATACTCCTCAATTTTCCATTTTCTCACTATGTGAGAAAGAACTTTATTTGTAAGATAATGGCTATTTTTATAAGGAACAAAAGGTTTACTTAATTCAATTTCACTTAAACCACTTGAAGCTATAACAGCTATTTTTCTATTTTTTAAATAATCCGGTTTTTCAAGTATCTCATCAAATAATTCTACTTCTTTTGAATATCTTTGAGCTAAAATTGAATTTTTACCAAAATTTTTCCATATTACAGGATAACCATTTACTAAAAACGCCGGAGTTTTATTTTCCCTTATTCCAAAATTAAAAACTTCCTCTACATTTCCAAGAAAATGATTTATTTCATAATCAACTATATACATTTTTGTAAAGTTTTATACCAATTTTTAATTTCATACCTATTTTCTCGCAATATGCTTCAGCTATCACAAGAATTTCATTTCCCATTTTCAAAATTTTGTTGATTTTTACTTTTATCACTCTATTTTCATTATCCAAAAATTCATCTGATTTAAACAAATAAATTCTTGACACAATTGAATAATAATCTTTATAACCAAATAAACGAAACATTTTTGAAATTGATTGTGAAACTGCTTCTATAATGAAAATAGCAGGAACAACTATTTTCCCTTTAACTTTATGATTCTGGACAAAATAGTTTTGAAAATTTATCTTAAATGAAAATTCATTTAAACTCCCTTCCAAATCTTTAACAAGATTGAATTCATTTTCATATATTTCTTTACTCCACATTCATCCAACCTTTGACAAAATTTATCAAATCTTCAACCGTATAAACACCTGACAATTCCGCAAAATCTTCTATTTTTATTCCAAGTTTTTCTTCTATCATAAGAGCTAACTCAAGATATCCCATACTATCAATTCCCAAATCCCTTAAATCTGTATCCATGGTTATATTTTTTATATCCTCTTCTGAAACTTCAATTAATCCTTCCCTCTTAGAAACATCAAGATATTCAATAATTGTCTCAATTACTTTCCTTTCTATTTCTTTTCTATCCATTCTAAAAACCTCCTTTCATTTTTTAGTTTATCATATACCCAATGTGCAACAGAACAAGTTGCCCTGTATAATTCACATACAGAAAGAATAGGGCATAATCCATCAATGTAATTTATCATAGAAAACATACACATTCCATTACAAAAATCATATATCTTACATCCTTTACAACCAACATAATGCTTTGGATTATTCACATATCTAAATATTCTTACTAATTCCTTATCGCAATACCCTTCTTCATCAATTATACAATAAGCATCCACGCTTCCAAACCTTTCACACGGATACCATTTTCCGTTAGGCAACAAAGCTAATCCTCTATGACCAGCAAAACAAGCAAAATCTCTTTTTCCATAGATAGAATCCATTATCCATAACCAAAATAAACCTATCATAAAGTTTTCTTTTTTAAACTTTTCAACAAACCATTTTCCTAATTCAACAATTTGCTCTTTATATAATTCAACATCTTCTTGAGACCATATATCATCTCTTACAAGACTAAAATCTATATACTTAAATCCGTTGTTAAGTAAATATTCAGCATTTTCCTTCAAAGAAGCTATTTTAATTGATTCAGGAGAAATCATACATTTACATCCGCTTATCCTTTGTGAAAAATACTTTCTATAATTTTCCAAAATCTTCTCAGTAGAATTTTTACCTCTTATTTCATCCTGCCATAATCCATCAAAAGAAAGAGAAATACCTATTCCTTTTTCTTGAATAAAATTCCATAAATCATCATCCATATTAGTTCCATTTGTAATTAAAGTATAAGAAACTGGATAATCAGGAAAAATTTTTGGAAATACATCTACAAATTCCTTAATTTTCTCCGGATAAAGAGTAGGTTCACCACCAAAAAATGAAATTTGAAATCTTTGATTATCTGAAAAAACATGAAGATTACTCTTTAAATTTTCCAATGGAACTACAAAATCTTTGATAACTCCTTTCTTCTGTTTTACATAACAATACTTACAATTTAAATTACATTCTTCAGTTATGCTTATTTCCAGAATCATTTCTTTTCACCTTATCTTTTTTATAGTAGTTCTAAATTTTGTCGGTTTATTTGAACCTATTATTACAAAACTAACATCAATTATTATATCATGTTTATCCTCATCTGCAAAAACAGAAACTTCCAAATCTGTTATTCTTGGTTCAAAGTTAGAAATAGCATTGTAAACAGCATCGTGAACACCTAAAAGAGTATCAGTATCAAGAGGAGCAAAAAGATACTTTTTTAACGGACAACCAAATTCTGGATTATAAACTCTTTCTCCTGGTTCACATAACAAAATATTCTTGATACTCTCTATTACTGCTTTTTCATTATACAAAGGAGTTACATCCTCCGTAGTCATCTTCCTTTCTGTATCCCAATCAACAAAATATTTTTCATCTATCATTTATAGACCTCTTTGATAATTTTTATCAAGTTGCTATAAGTATTATTTGTTATGTTAGATGTTAATCTAATTGAATTAACCTTCTTCAAATCTTTTTTCATAAAGGAAGTTTTTTGAGGAAATTTTCTTTCATAAATGTCTATCTCATCGTTAACAATATTGAAAAGATGTTTACCAAATCCATAAACATCTCCTTTCAAGTCCTTTACTTCTACAAAAGTGCAATTCCTACAAACATAAGTGAAATCTTTCTTTAAGTTAAAATTCCTTATTTTTCTTCCTCTTCCCCCATTTTTAAAGAAAATATCAAACATTTTCTGCCAGAATCTTCTATCATAAACTTTTCCATCATATCCTATTTCATCCAGAATTTCATCAGTATTATAATCCTTTAATCTCACAACATCTTTTTCTATCTCAACAACTACATCTCCTTTTTTCAAATCTTTAAAACCATTTTTTCTTGCAAACCTTTCAGCTTCTTTTGACCACATTTTTAATCCTCCTTTTTTTTTTTAATCGCAT